TCGGGATCCCGATCTAAATCATATTCTGTGCGTTTAACATAAACAGAGGCCGAGACATTTTGTATTCGAACTTCTGTTTTCGTTTCTTCCATTGGTAGCACATCCGTAGGTTTTGACGCACTGTAAACCAATGCCTTATTTCTTGCGGGTCTATCTGCCTTAATCCAGCCTTCCTTCCGAAGCCACCGGAGAATGTATTCTACTCTAGCATAGGTCCATCTTTTCTGTGAAAGTGGAGTGTTCTCGTTTGCAATCTCTACTATCTTATTGATGCGTCCAGACCAGGATCCCTGGTTCCCTATTTTAAAAAGCAGGAGACCATATATGAAAAGTTTATTCGGACACCTAATGTAAAGAGGAGCCGACAACGGCATTTTCGACCAATACTCATTTGGCTTAATCTCAGTCTGGGATTTAGGTAAATTTTTCATTTGGAATTCCTTAGAACTTTTTCGGCGCTCCATCCGTTGTTAGCAAAGATAGAAATTACAAGAGACGCACTCGCGACAGACATCTTCTCTGTATTTATAACTTTAAGTTTTGCTAAGATCTCTTTTTGTTTAGAAGTGATTGAGCCTTCAGCATTACTTAGCCTTCTTCCCTCATATTCAAGATCTAATTCCTGATCATACGCCTTGCCTTTGAGCTCTAATAAAGCGAAAGGATCATAATACGTTGAACCATATTGAACAATTTTAACACTATCCAGAGCTGATTTTCTTAAGTTCTCCTTAGCAAGTTCCAACAATTCGAGCATGTAGTAGTTTGGTTTTAGCGAACTGAGTCTTTCTGCCTCTTTCCGAACATCTGGGCTATAATGCTCTGTGATAAAGAGATCGAATGGTTTCACTAATTGGTGTTGATTCGCTTGGTATCCAAATTCAACCAACAAACAATGTGATTTACCTGGTGATAAACGTGTGCCTCTCCCCACCATTTGCGAATACTTTGTTCTCGATTTTGTAGGACAAGCGATGACTACGGCCTCGATCTCCGGACAATCAAATCCTTCCGTGAAAAGGGCACAGTTCAGTAAGTGAGTAATTTCTCCCCTTCTGAATTGAGAAATTGCGTATCTTCTTTCCTCAACACTAGATTCTGCTGATAATGCCTTCGCTTTGATCCCATTTTCTTTAAGTATTGCTTCAAGCATGACCGCCATCCGGACAGACACAGTAAATACGATAGTTCTAAGTCCGATAGTTTCTTTCAGAACTCCTTCGGCAATATGGAGAATTTTGGAAGACATCACATCATCAAGTGCTCCTTGATCCAAGTCTCCCGCTACAGTTCGTATTCCAGATAAATCAATATCACAGTCAACCTTGACTCCAATTAAATTACATAGGTTTCCATCTTTAATAGCCTCAAGTAACGAGTAGTTATAAGCGATGTCAGAAAAAATACTCTTTAAACCACCACCTTTGGCACCATCGGGAGTTGCAGTTAATCCGACAACATTGGAACCAAATCTGGATTGAAAGAACTCAATGATTGTTTGGTAAGAGTCAGCTGTTGCATGATGGCATTCATCAATAATGATGTCATCAATCCTGAAATCCGAGAACCTAGAATCTAACCTGGATTTTCTAAGTGTAGGTACAGATCCAACTATCACATTCTCGGTAAGATTTGCGCGGTGTTCAGCTCTTTCTAAACCACTGCTAATTTGGCAAATATTGTCGATCTGAGATTTTGCCTGATCGATCAACTCTTCTCGGTGTGCAAGCCATAGGATTCTTTTACCACTGGAAATTCTTTCTTTGATAATTGATGAACCAACAACCGTTTTCCCAGTACCGGTGGCCATAATTATCAGAGGGTTCTTTCTCTCTTCTAGTAAGCGTACTGCGTTTCCGACTGCCTTCGATTGGTATGGTTTCAGTTTATAATGGGACTCTGGCTTTTGGAATAGAGATGGTTCCGCACTCATAGGTCACCTGCAAATCCATTCATGCACTTGTTACAAGGTGCTTGTGTTCCTTGCGGATCATAGATACCATTTTTATCGATGGTAACTTGGGTAGTGCCGTGACAGTGATTACACTTCTTTGCCACATCAATACACCAAGAACGAAGTTTTTTCATTACTGATTCATGCTCGTGCCAAAGTTTTAGAAAATCCTTTCCTGGATTCGGAATAAAGGCATTGAAGGATCTATGGAAATTGATAGTTTCATCAAGGTGAACTGCCAATACTCCTGAAATCTTGTCCCAATTGTTTGGAGCATTTTCATACGCTCCCTCGATCTTCACAGTTTTAGATTTTGGTGGATTCTTTTTCTCTTCCTTCTTCTTGGTTGCCTGACCTATTGACTTTTCACCTGCTTTGACTTTCTCAAATTCGGCAGGATTTTCTTTTTTCAGCTTCTTTGCTTTCTCGACATATTTTTCATTCGTATCGAAAAGTTGAGCGGCTTTTTGAGTAGAGCGACCTTTTTCGGAATCTGTTTTCTTCCCGGCTTCTTTCCTTGCTTTAGCTGCTTCTTCCAAAAGAGGTAGATACTCGCTTGCAAGAGTTGCCTTTTGAGAGGCCGTTAAGTTTCTGCGAATGTTCGCACGTAGAATAAAGGTAAGTGCATCCTCTTTATTTCCTTTGAAAACTTTTGTTGAGAAACGTTTCCCTGCTTGAACTGATGCTAAGTATCTATTCCAACCATCTATGATTTTACCTTCAAAAAGAATGATCGGGTTTGAATTATCGAACCCATTTTTATGAATTGATTCGACAAGTTCTTTAAACTCTGTCGGATTCATTTGCGGATAAAGATTAAATTTGTGTCTGTCTAATTTTTGTTGTTCCATAATTTTTATATGTCTCTTGTTAGGATAAAAAGTTACGAGGTGTATTCTTGATAACGCTTACACCTGATTTTGAAGGAATTTTTCGATTCCCGAAAAAATAACCAAAGGAAAAACTTAAAATACACATTAATAGTCCATACAAGATCAATTCCATTTTCTTACCCTACGCTACAATATTTACTCTTTGAAAAGGTCTTTGTTCTGATAGTCTTTGACTCAAAAGTGCAATGTTCTTTTCTCTCAATTCATCGATCATCTTATCACGTTGTTCAATTTGATTAAGAAGATACTGAATTTGTTTCTTTTGAATACATGCATTTGAACGTAAATCACGTATGCAGTTCAATAGCCGAATAACAAATCTTCTTCGCACATTAGTTGGCTTTTTGTTTCCAACTAACGCCATTAGATCTTTCGCCTGAAAATTCATATTAGAAATCCATCCCTTTATCTTCTAAAGATAATTTTGCAATTTTGCCTTCTCCCACTTTGAAAACCGCATCAGCTAAGTTTTGGATTTCAGGTTTGTGGGAAACAAAGATCACCTGCTTGAATCCACCAAGCACCATAGCCTTATCTAACATTTTTTGATATAATTTGGCGTTCTCTGGAGTGAGGCCACCGTCTGCTTCATCACGAATCAGTGTCTCGATAGCCTTCCCTGTTTTTTGGATCTTATAGACGGCCACTCCGAGGGAGATCCCTTCTTTAATGATGGCTTCCTGGCCACCGGATTTGTTATCTACAAAGGTTTCTTCTCCGGTTTCTTCGTCATAAACTGCGATGGAAAAATCTTCTTTTACCGTTTCTTTACCAGTTTCTTTGGTAGTTTTGAAAGATACCTGAAATCTGGATCCGTAACATTCGGAAAGAACTTCGTTAATTGTTGCAGAAATTTCAGGTCCAGAAGCATCCAATTTAAGAGCCCGGATACCTTTCGGAGAAAGGGCTTCGCAGAGATTTCTAAGTCGTCCCAATCTTTCCAATTTTTTGGGTGTACCGAGAGCTTCCAACTTTTCTTTGGATTCCTCAATCTGTTTGAGTTTGGTTTCTAGCTTAGAGACTTCGGTCAGTATCTCGTCACGTCGCTTACTCATTTCATCTTTTTTGAGCTTTGCGTAAGCAAGTTCTTTCTCAATTAGAAGTTGTCCATCAACTTGGGACTGTTTTGCGGTAATTAAAAGAGCCAATCCCGATAATTTGGAATCTAATTCCGATTTCTTATTGGAAGCGATTTCAATTTTTGCCTGATAATCTCTAATCCTTTCGTCTACGAGATCCAAATGGGCCAAGTTTTTAAGAGCATCAGTAAAGCTAGTGATTTCGTCCTTTTTCACCTTGATTTCCATTTTAAGGTTCTCGAGTTTTACTCGCTCATCTGTAAGGGAATCAAAGGTTTTCAGCTTCGAAGACAAAGTTAGTTTCTGAGAATCAATTGATTTCATTTCTTCTTTGAACTTTTCGATTTTGAGAACTTCTTGCTCCATTTCTTTTAGAAGTTCGTCGTGTTCGCTTTTCAGAGATGCAATTTTCTCTTTTGATTTTACGGCATCGGCTAGTAGTTCACAGGATTCGTTCAGTTGCTTTCCTGAGACTTCTACACCATTACATGGTACTCTCTGAAGTAGACTGGCCTTATTTTCACATTCTGTGATTTCAGATTCCAGTTTGGCAACCTTACTTCTTTGATCTGACCATGAGGAATTTAATTTATCGGAATTCTTTCTCGCTGCTTCTTTCTCAGACTCAAGTTCCTCAATTTCAATCTTTAAAGTTTTATTGAATTCTTCGATCTCTTTGGTTGCAGAATCTATTTGGTTTTGGGCCAAAACTATATGATTTTCAAGTTCAGAAATTTGTCCTTCCAAAATTGATTTTTTTTCAACGGCTGAGCGAATCTCTTTCTCTTTGGCTTTTAATGCTTGGTTATTTTTCAGTCTCTCGGAGATATCGGCGATCTCATCTTCAAGAACTTTAATTTCCTTTTCGGTAAAAGTCCTGGACTCGATGAGTGCCTGAACATCGGACGATTCGGATTTATATTCTGCCAATCTCTGTTGAATATCGGAGAGAGTTTTTTCCAAAGATGCCAATTCTGAATCTATTCTAACTTTATCAGATTCAAAAACCTGAAGACTTTCTTTGGCATTTTCCTCACCTTCGATGATAAAGTTTAAATTTTTAAACAATAGATCATCTGCGGCAATATTTGATTCTAGCACCTTCCTTTCGCTTTCGAGTAGATCGAATTCCGAATCATATTCTTGAAATCCCAATAGATTCCCGAGTAATTCTCTAGATCCTGCTTGGTCCAGGGAGACAATGTGACCCTTCCCTTTTTGAGAATGGTAAAGAGCAGAAAGGAAAAGATCCTGTGGAAGATCTGTGTGTTCCAAAAACTTTTCCTGGAACTCTTTGAGTTTTCCTTCTGTTACTGCTTTTCCATCTACATAAAGATAGGGCTTTTGAGTTTTAGCAATAGGATCGATCAGCCTCTTCACGTGGATTATTTTCCCACCGATCTCTGCCTTCACTTCAATCGAGGAAGATTTAGCTTTAAAGCATCCGTAAATGGCACCTTCTTCTCTTCCAGATTCGGAACGTCTGTTTGGTGTTACTCCATAGAATGCCATCGAAATCGTATCCAGGAGAGTGGTCTTTCCCGATCCGTTATCGCCAACGATTGCAATTTTTGCCTCATTCCCGGGAGTCCAAGTGATGCCCTCTGGGAAAGCGATAGATCCTTTGTTTTTGATTTCTAGAATTTTCATGCTGCCACCTCTTCTTTGGTTTCTTGGGCCTCTTTGATTGCTCGACGTTCTTCGAGATGTGTTTCGATTTCCGAATCATCCATGCCTTTACTTTTGAAATAGATCCGAAGAGATTCTTCGATATCGTTTGTCTTTGCAATCTCCTCATTTCGAACTGCAATTTTTGTGATTGTAGTCTTTTCAATTTTTACCGATGGGTCTACTACAGAGAGAATTTCTTTAATGTTAGTTGGAACCGTGTGGGTGAGTTCTTTCTCTACAGTGTATCGGAATCTCAATTTTGCACTGCTTTCAGAAATCTTTTCAAGATTGATCTCTTCTCCAGATTCTCCAATAAAACGGGATCCGTCCCATTTTGCAGATATGGAAATCATCGGCTCAGGATTTAAGGATATAAATTCAGGCTCCTCATCCCAAATTCCATCGTTTAGGGACCAAATTAGAATACCTTTATCGTCATTCGCCTCTCCCCATGTTTGGCGAGTAATCGATCCGGGGTACCAAACCTTACCACCGACTTTTTGTTTTTTGTGATAGTGGCCACCGACAACCGGACAGCCAAATGACTCCAGTAACCCCAGAGGAAGGTGAATTCCATTTAGTCTCGGAATCTTATCGTTATCCAATTTGGCACCCGAAATTGTTCCATGAAAAGGCACAAAGCAAGGGCAGTCCGATCTTTGAATTTTTTGATAGTAACCATCCAAGAGATCCATGAATGCATTCGTTCCTTTTTCTCCCAATTGCTCAACACTCTGTGATTGAAGTGCTAAGGCTCCGGCTGAGTAATGTGGGATAGTCAAGAATCGAACTTTTTCTTTTCCTGAACCAAGATATAAATCTAAGACTTCAGGATGTTCTGAAACATAGATCTGCAGTTGGCTTCTGTTCTGGTAAGAAAGTAGCTCTTTCGGTTTATCATGATTTCCTCGTGTAATTAGAATGGGAGTTCGACCTTGGAAACCATCTAAGAATGTTTTGAAAACAAGTCTTTGCTCTTCTGTGGATACATCTTCAAAGATATCGCCACCTACACTTACCACATCCACATTCGTTTCCCGAAAAATCTCACCTGCTCTGAGAAGAGCTATTGCTTCTTTGGATTCAAAACCTCCTTGGAGGTGGATGTCCGCAATGTTACCAATTTTGATACTCATAGCTTCTGCTCCTTTGGATTCAATTCGCGATATTTGTTTGCGAGTAATGTTTTCAATCCAAGAAAAGTTAATTCTTCTTCGATGATATCTCTTGATAGTGAATCTCGAAGTTCATCCCAACGTGCCTGGGTATTGCATTCTTTAATCCAAGATTGGAATTCCTGGGCCGTGTAAGGTTTCAGGACTGTTGGAGTCAGATCTCCATAAAGACCTTCTTTTGCCACGGTCGCAGACGCCTCGATGGTTTTTCCCACTTCTTGAGATTCAGTAGATCCATCACCAACAACAGCTCTCACACAAACCCACATTTTCTGCGCTTCTTCCCTTTTCATCTGGGTGGGTATTGCGAGCATTTCTTTGATCGCATTTCTCTTTGCTTTTCGATCTACATTTTCGTAAATGTGGGCTTGGTTTGAGCCATCCTTTGTAGTAATGGGTAGACTTTTACCAACTGGTGAAGATTTTACTATTGTTCCATCTGGTAAACGCAGAGAAGCTACATACTCGATTCTAAGGTGTGGTATTTTATTGAGTATTGTTTCTTCTTCCAAAACTTTTTCTAGCCGGAGTCCGATTGCTTGTGCAATATTGATCACCTTTTCGGATTTCAACATAACATGGCCCGCAGTTAGTTTAACACCTGACGCATTTTTTTCGTCCCAAAGATCGTCATCGCTAACAGTAACAAACTGTGGTTTGAGGGAGATCCCTTCCGGAAGAGAATTCATAAGAAACTGAGAAAACATAACGATATTATATTTCTCTGGCGGAAACAATGTTCGAAGGTTCTTTAGTTTCTCGATTGGATCCTTTGCGTAAGCACTTGGATTGATCTCGCCGTTTGAGAGCAAGATAGAATTTTCTGTGGTAGTTGTTTCAGACATGTTGTAACTCCATTTCAAATTTTTGATTAAATTCCACTTCCAGTTCGTAGGTTTGATAACCATATCCCTGGAGTAATTCGATTGCTTCGGAATGGTGATATTTATGATCAATTAAGATTTCGTAAACATTCCTTACGGAAAATATTTCTTGATCAATATTTTGAGATAAACTTTCAGATTTAAGCATCTCTAACTTCTCCTATTAAATTTTTGTTGACTTATACTTTTAAAAATAGAGAAGTGAGTTTAGCTAAAACGTTTCTTCTCTAGAAAAAGCTATCAGGCAGTCAACCTGGTAGCTTTTTTTTCGGCCATATACACTGTTGTTCCCTTTAACTTACTCTTATAGTGAGTCTCGAAAACTTCTTTTGACATCTCGCCTAACAGAAAGCCATCTTCAGATAAGCGGATATTCCCGTTTTCCATTAACTTGACGATTGTCTTAGTTTCTTTTTCCAACACTTCTATTCTCCTTACTTAAACCGTGCTTAAATGTTCTCCCATGCTTTACTCCGAGTTCTTCCAATCTCATAAGGATCGATTGGTTATTGGATTTTCCTTTGATCGTGTTTTTAACCTGCATCAAAGATACTCCACCAACCCGAAGAAAAACATCATACTCATTGAAACCGATCTTTGAAAGTTCAGTTTGAATTTGCTTTGGTGACAATTGTTTGGTTTTCATGCGGTTAACCTTTCTACTGTCCTTCTGGAATCTAAGAGAGGGTCTACATAGTCCCTATCTAAATAAATTCCATGTTTTTCAAACCAGAGCGCTATGTCTGGATTGTGGCGAGTCCCCTGAATGAAGGCAGAAACAAGCTGCTTGGATTTTCCAGTCTCATGCGCTATCATCTCTTGGTTTTTTCCTAAAAGAGATAACATCCTATTGATGAGATCCGGATCGTCCGGGAAAGGTCGGCGTGGGCCAAGAGACATAGTTAAAAGCTCGTTGTAATCTGCTTGAATCTCTGCACTGCTCATTTAATTTTAAATCCTCTAGTGGTTAAAAACCACGATAGATAAAAATATATAGGGAGCCTATATTTTGACAACTAATAATTTTATAGGGAGCCTATATATTTTATGACCACTGTTCGCGTAAGATTTTTCGAAATGTTTTCGGAATTGAAATCTGAAGGATATACTCAGGTCAAAATTGCAGAGGCGCTAGGAATATCACAGGCCTCTGTTAGTGGTTATATTAGAGGCGAACATGAGATTTCACCACCTGTAGCAGCACTCATGGAGATCCGTTTCGGTTATCGCAAGGAATGGCTCCTAAATGGCGAACTTCCCAAGAAAGTGGATCAAATTTCCAAAAAGGCCGTCAGTGAGGATGTAGAGTTTGCTAGAAAAATATTAAAAGATCCGGAATTGAAAGAAATACTCCAGGCAATATTAGAATTAAAAAAATCAGAGCGTGATCGGCTTTTCTCTGTTATTCGAGGCTTTCTGGGGATTTGAACAAAAACTTGGAAGCTCATCACTATTCAACTCCCTTATTCTATCGGAAAATTTTTCTATAAGGGTTTCTAACGATCCCTCAGAATAAAGAATGGCATTGGCAAACTGCAAAAGCTCCTCTTTCACTATCTCCTTCTTCTGTTTTTTACTTAACTCCACATATGTATAGTAATATGTTCCTAGGACAGAAATCATCTAAAACAATTTTATTTTAAAAAAATGTTCTAATTTGTCCTACTTAAGTGACATAATTATTCTCTACTTCTTTTGATAATTTCGTGTACTAAAAGAGATTTTTCTGTCGATTCTGCAATAAATCTGTTTTGGCTTTTATCGAAGAGTTTGTATTTTTCGACATCTCCATCGAAGAATTTTTTGATTAGATATGGTTCCGCAAAATCATTCACGGAGAACGGACGAATCCATTTGTTACGAAAATTTACAAATACTTTTTTTAAGTGCAAATTATGTTAGATTCTCGCCAAATAGATATTATAAATTGATAATAGAGGTTATTTCATTGAAAACACTCTACCTTCTGGGTGCAGGTGCAAGCGCCAATGCTATCCCCACAGTCACGGATATGGAAGGAAGTATCAGGTCATGGACGAAATCATTTGGTTACGGAATAAACGGTAGACAGCTTCCACAAATGAGCTTTTCTCCGAGCGAGAAATTAGCAGAAAAATTTGAATGGCTCGCCAATGGAGTTCGAGATTACGGTACACCTGATATATTTGCGAAGAGTCTACTTCTTTCAAAAAAATATAAAGAGTATAAAATTTCGAAGATTACATTGGCAACTTATTTGGTACTTGAACAATGCAGAAGAAAAGTAGATAAGAGATACTTCGGTTTTTTTTCTGCATTATTGAACTATAATGAAGAATCTTCCAATGTAACTTTCCATCCGGATATAAAAATTGCTACTTGGAATTACGATCTTCAGATTACCGAAGCATTAATGTCTTTAACAAGCTTCCAAGAAAGCGAAGTTAACTCTATTCTACTTAAAACATCTGATTTGCATTCAACTAATTTCAATAAGAATCAAGTTTATAGATTAAATGGCTATGCTGGTGCCGAGTTTTATGGAACTGATATTTTATCGAATTCTTTATCCGCAGCTTATTTTCACTTACCTAACGAAAGCCGTCACCCCGAGAAAATCCAAAACCTTTTTTTGGATTGGTTAAATAGTGAAGCTGATTTAAATTTTCATTTTGCTTGGGATAGCCATGAGCCAATAAAAAATCATCGAGAAAAATTTTTTGCGGATATTGCAGAAACAGAGGTTTTGGTTGTAATCGGATACTCCTTTCCCACGTTCAATAGATTCATAGACAGTAGAATTTTTTCAAAACTGAGGAATCTTAAAAAGGCCTATATTCAAGATTCAAGCGAACAAGCATTGGGAAGAGTCAATCAACTGATTAAGCAAAATCATTACCCTGGAAAAGAAAGCATTGAAGTTAAACATATTTCAAATGTTGATCAATTCTATATCCCAAGTGAAATTGATCGATAAGGTTTAAGCGCTAAACGCTTTGCAAATTACATCTATAGCGAATAGAATCAGAGATGACTTGTACTAAATCTTCGCTTTTTACTATAAAGTTAATCTTTTCAGAAAAAGTCTTCTCCCCTACTTTTGAATATAAAACTGCAAAGAGTTCATCAGCAAAAGAATGAGAAATAGATTCTATATTCCTTAAATCTATAGTTACCTTGTCGCCATTTTGGAGAAGTTTTTCAAGAATTAGCCTTTGCTCTTGGCCATAAGTCCGTGAGGATAAATCAGTTCCAGAAAAACTTAATCTTACTGTTTCATTCATGACTAACCTCCCACTTAATTGACGGCAAAATATTTGGTAATTTCGCCAACTTTTCTAGTCTAGCCTTGGCTAGGGACAAATTAATAGACATAGATATCGTTACGCCAACTATTTTTGGCCCATTTATAAAATTTTCCTCTCCCCTCGAATTTAGAATGTAAATGGAATCACCACTTGCAATTTCCAATGTTCCACCTGAATCCAAGCAGAATGATTTCAGAATATCCAATCCTATTCCCATGTGATGATTTCCGTCAGCTTTTCTACGAAACGTGTTCGTTCCTCTCATAGGATTGATAAAAGCATCCTCAGGTAGCATCTGAGCAAATTCATCATCAACTTTCTTTGTTGAATTTCCCTTCTTTAGACTCCAATTTATTGCCTCTTGATGCGACATAATCCCAGGGATATTATGTGATCTGATTTCGTTTAGGAAGCCTTTCCCTGAATCTGAAATACAGAAATAAAGCTCTTGTTTCCTTAATTGGAAAAATGAAAATCCTTGTGATTCACTGTGACTTGCGACATTATCATGCAATTCCATGACGGTTTGCAAAAGTCCGGTTGCACTTTGACTTACCAACAAAAACGGGTAATCTTGTAAAACCTTACGCATACAAGTATTAATTCCTGTATTCGCTAAATCGACTGATTTTGGATCCTCTGAATCAATTCTCTGAATTCTAGAATACTTATTACCCTCAGAATGTCGGTTTATATTAACTGATTGGCGAGGATCAATATAATCAAACAAACCAATAGTATTTGCAAAAGATCTATTTTGTTCCCAATCAAATTTTATCTTAGATATGCCATGCCTTTGGGAAAGAAAAAGAACCCAAAAAGAAGGGTCAAAAAAGTTTTTTTCAAAAACAAATGGATCTGATTGGATTTCTGGAATCGCTAAAACTTTTTCAATATTGGAAAGAAGTGACATTTTTTCTAAGTATTTTTCTTATAATGGAAAAATGAAATCGTTTTTCCTTGCATTTGAATTCCAGCATATAAATTATCCCTAGATGAAGTCTATCACCATTGCATCTTTAAAAGGCGGAGTTGGGAAAACTACATTGGCCATTTACTTTGCGGCCTCCCTGGCGAGACAAAAAAAGCGAGTTTTACTTATCGATGCGGACCCAAATAACAATCTTACTGATTTCTTCCTTAGAAACGAGGAACTTGATTCTCTTCAATCTAAGTCATTGTATAATATTTTAAAAGGAAGGGTCTCAATTTCAGATACGATAAGAATCGTTGAGCCAGGTCTCGGTGTCGTCCCGACTACACCTGAACTCGCGAAAGCTCAAAATGAGTTTGGGGCAAACCCAGGCACAGCTTTAAGGTTTCACAACGCTTTAAAATCTTTGGACTTTGATTATATTATTTTTGATACTCCACCATCATTGACTTACGAATTGTATTTAGCACTTTACAATGCAGATCATGTAATTTGCCCGATTGGGTTTTCCAGATGGACAATCCAAGGATATCAGCTTATCGCTGAAGCATGTGCGCAAAACAACGTAACCGAACCTGTTTGTGTTCCTTTCAATGTTTCGAAGAAGGATTCAGAAAGAATTTCTGAAATTGAACTACCTTCGACAAAAACATCTATTCCAAAATCAGCCGAATTTGCCAAGTCAGCGATAAATGGAAAACTATCTGAGAAAGTTTGGGATGAATTTTCAGACTTAACAAAAGAGATTTTAAGATGAGTGAACGAAAAAAACTCATAACTAATTTAGTCGGTGCGCGACCAGGCCATATCGTGACACCAAAAAATGAAATCAAAAATGACGAAGTTACCGAAATCAATCTTCTTCATCAATCTATCATCCAAGATCTATCCAATGCGATTCAATCCGCGATATTAATTGGAGAAAAACTTTCAAATCAGAAGAAAATAATCGGTCACGGGAATTGGATTCCTTGGATGAAAGAAAATTTACAATTTTCAGACTCTACGGCCAAAAGATACATTCGTCTTTTTGAAAACAAGGCTTTGTTAAATCGGTCAACAGTGACCGATTTGAAATCGGCATTACAGCTAATTTCTGAATCCAAGAAAGAAGAAAAGGATGTTACTCCGACAATTTCTCCGGTTGAATTATATAAGAAATTTTCATCTGGAGAGAACCTAGGCAAGAAGGACAAAGAAGTATTGAAAACTTGGCTAAAGGATAAGGAAAAGACAACAGAACAGAAACTGAAAAAAATAAAATCTGACTTAGCAAAAATTTAATTTTTTTCTTGTACTTCTTTTCGTTTCTGACTACTTAGTACATGTCTAGCTTCACTGGATACGAACGATGCGGGAATTCGGAAGCCCGCAAAGTTCAAACCTCCCAAAACACAGTTTCCAAAATTCATCTCCCTTCCAACCTGAGCCATTATGTCTCATTATGTGCTTGACTTATTATGTCTCTTAAATATACCGTGTACCCGTCTTAACGCCTAAGACTTGCCACTTCCGAAAATTTGGCAATTTAGTGAAGCTGGATCAATCCAATGATCCAAACAAAAATCTATTTTATTACGTGGCCGTAGGCGTGTCCACCTAAGAGGATCATTATGAGGACAGGATTATGGATACCTGTTGAGATCGAAGTATTGCCTTTGAATCTCACAGAAAAAGTTTTATTAGCAGAAATCGTTTCCCTCGATAGGGTAGGGGAGTGTTTCGCATCTAACGAACATTTCTCCAAATTAATTGGAGTAAGATCGGACTCGGTTTCAAGGATCATTTCCAAACTTAAAAAAATGGGTTTGGTAAAACAAACTGGTTTCGATGGGAGACGAAGAAAACTAATACCGATTCTTGAGACAAAATCAGTGCAAAAGGAAGGCCCTATTTTGTCCAAAGTTTTGTCCTCCGTGCCAAAACAGAACATTCCCAAAACCAAAAGCAGGGTAGGCGAAAGTGCCGAGGCAGCCTTTGCAATTTCCAACGTTCCTATTAAGAGAGTACAATCACAGTACAATGTACAAAAGAGTTGGGATGAATTTTTGAAATGGAGTAAGGGGAAAGTCACACCATCTACTTGGTCGATAATTACAAATTGCAAAGACCCAGAAATGTTAAAAGGAACAAGTTCAATAATTTGGAACCAATTTCAAGGAATGAAAACAATATGAATACAGATAAAGATGGTAATAAAATTTGGATTTTGTTTTTATCTATATCAGGAGTATTAATTCTTTGGTTGGGAAGTTATTGGTTTATTGAATTAAAATTTAGTAACTATGAACAAAAAGGGCAAATCGGAGACATGTTTGGTGCCATAAATTCTTTGTTCTCAGGTTTAGCATTTGCAGGATTGATCTATGCTATTTATCTCCAAAACAAAGAAATTAAGCTCCAAAAAGAAGAATTAAACAAAACAAGAGAAATCGCAGAAGCTCAAGAAAAAGCTTTGAGATCGCAGGCAGAATCACAAAATCTTTCAGTATTTCAATCTTCGTTTACTCAAATGTTGGAAATTCATTTCCGATTGATGGATACTTACGCAGACGAAAAACACACAGGCAGTCAACGATTTAACCAAAAACTTATTAGAGCTTGCACCGAAGATCCACAAGATTTTGAAAAATACATTCTACAAAATATGGACGCAAGAATGCTTAGACATTTATTTCACATATCAAACATTATAGAATTGATATTAATTGAATTCCCTGGAGATCCAAAAAAACAAAGGATTTATATTTCAAGGTTAGTGGGTTGTTTAGCATACTATTTACTTTATTTTATAGTAAAAGCTAAAGATTTAGATTATTACAAAGAAATAAAAGCAAACTTAGAACTTATAATTCCGAGTTTGGGTGACTTAGATAAATTTTGATGCTGTTTCTTTAAAATTGAATAAAATAGAAATGATCAAATTATTTCCACAGTCAGACAATGAACAATTCATTTCTACACCGGATGCAGAAAGGTATTTTGAAAAGCCTTCTGAAATACCTATTTGTCAAAATTGTAAATCCAAGGTTGCATACCATGAATGGGAAAAAGATAGAGTGGAATTTGCATGTCATGGGAATATTTTGCGGTTTCATTTTGTAGATGGGAATTTAGCCCGAGTTGAAGAACTCCTCGATTGAGAACTAGGTAAAAAATCTATACTTAATTCCGATTCATTTCGTCTAAATATCAATAATACTGGTCTTATGGCACCTCAACACTGGTAGAAAAGGAGCAACAGAACGTAACAATTTGGGTCTGGGTCTTGTTTAACTTTATTCTGGGTTTTTTAGCAAAAAGAATATCTAAACTTAAGAAAAAAGGAGTAAAGAAAACTATGGCAAAAACTTTAAATTCATTAATCGATTCCGTTTCTAATTACCTCATCTCCTTTTCTGCTGGTGTTGCAGTTTTCAATATCCACAAAATTACAGCTAAAATCCAATTCTGAAAACTGCTTGATTCTTCAATCACAGGGCATACTTGTCTTCAATGGAAAAGATTTTATATTCCGAAATAAAACTAGTCAAACTCGATGATTTAGTCATCCACAAAGATAATTTCTTCCGAGACGTAGATCGCGAATCACAAAAAGAGTTTGATGCTGATGTTGCCTCTCAAGGTGTACAAGATCCTATAGTTCTCACCAAAGAAAAAAATGCAAACGGCCAATATGAAATTCTAAATGGCGCCAGAAGATACCGTGCTTCCAAAAAAGCAGGCTTCAAAACAATCCCAGCAAAACATGTTTTATCTGAATTAACTGATATCGTTAGGGCTCGTGTTATGGTCGCGCAGAACGGTTTTGCGAAAGACTATACTCCCGAAAACAGAAAACGTGTAATCCTTATTTGGTTTGGAAAAGATGAAGTTCTCCAAGACGATAGGGGAGGGTCCTATGGGAATAAGTTCTCTTCCCGAAAAGAATTCAAAACCCCCATTCGCCGCAAGATCATGGATATGTTTGGCTGGCCTCTTGGAACAGTAAATCGGGACCTAAAGGAACTCCGAGACGAACTAAAGAAAGATATGAAGAAACCTCCCAAGGAGTTACCGGAACTCAAGGATGGAGAGGTAAGATATTTCAATAACAGGATCCTAGATTGGTGGGAAGCCGAAAAGCAAAAGGCCAAAGTGAAAGAGGATCTTCGAAAAGAAATCGATTCTTACAAAGAGCGCCTAAACAAAATTTCCAAGAAGCAAACGGAATTCAAAAAGGATTTTGGGAAAGTAGGTGGATTCGATCACTACTTGAAATATGCAATTCAAAAGGATCCAGATATCAAAAAGCTGAAGGATCTAAAGAAGTTTATCGAGGGGAAAGAGATATCCAAAGAATGAAGTTACGGTCCGTGGTCATATACTGAAAATTTTACATCAATCCAGATAATGTGAAAAACAAAATCTGTTTTATATCCAATTATAGGTTTCCTACCATGAAATCTTATTCTATAGAATATGACGTCTTCAGGTATATTACTTGGAATCGAGACTTTGAATGCACTTCTATTAATTTTTTCAGCTCCATGTCCTGCATTGTGTGCCAAATGAATCTTAATCCATTCCATTTGGCTTAACATATGAAGCTTATCGATTAGAACTGCTTTATCGTCTTTCTCACATTCACTTAAATCATGACCTGATACCATGTGCCTAAAACAAAAGACAGGATAATTGAAATCTCGATACTTGTCGGAGGTTGGGATTTGAGGATTTATAATATTGCCCTTTTTCCCAGCTACCCCTTTTAACTTTCCCATTAATTACTTTGAGTTTAATTGAGTTTGAAAGTAAGAAGTCATTAGGTGCTGCGATATTTCTTGATTCCTTGGTGTGTTTTGCCACGGCTGTTCTGAGTGAGTGATTTCACGTAGTCTCCAAGCAGAATATTGACCGTAAACTACGAAAATTTCCTTCATCAGTTCGATTTGTTCATCGGAGAAAATATTGCCATTGTATTCTTTTGGCTTTGGGATTGCTCCTGAACCATGATACTTATATTTGTGATAAACTTCTTTGACTACAGGACCATGTTCCCAGGCTTCAATTTTATCATCAAATAGTGGTTTGTTAAATAAAGCCAAATGGAATCCTTGAGCATAGTAGATCAACTTTTGTAATTTTAAGTTTGATAAATTATCTCCAGATTCTTCATCAGGAAGGCATAGAAAAAATTCTGCTACATCAATAGCTTTAATATTTTCGTTCATCGTAAATTATCCTTTTGATTGTAAATTGTAACCTTGACCTGAGACAAAGGAAAAATCAGCGTAAAATTTCTAACAAACTGAGCATCAAATTGCGGATTTCGAGGGCAATCTCTTTTTATTTAGATCTCACCTACAATGGTCGACCAAAAAGTGAATTTCAGTTAGCTTCCTTCTTTTCTAATTTAATTTTCAATTGGAACTCTTTCAGTAAGCGGATAATGTACTTTTGTTGAGACAAATCTCCTCTTTCAGATTCAAGCATTCGATGCGTTTCATTATCCAAATCTAAAGTAATTCGAGGCATATACCTATTGCAGTAATTTACTGTAATAGGTCAACGGTAAATTACTGCAAAACGATTGACTAGTAAGCAAATTCACTGATTTGTCACTTCCCGATGGCACCAAAGAAGAAAATCCCTCGTAAAAAAGCACCTAGCAAACGTGTGGCGAAGAATGGTAGGTCTAATTCATGGGAAAATACTAACTCAACAATCTCAGTTAACTCGACCGAAAATACAATACCGAGTCGAGAACCAGAGGAGATCTTTTTAGAGAGTAGGGGAGGGAAAGAATTTGAACCAATCCCCAAAAACAAGGCCGTTGTTCTTTACAGAGAATTCCCAGATGTCTCTCCATTTCAAGAATCCGGATTAATTCTATTCCGAGCTGGGAAATATAAAACGCACATTGGTCCTTTGATTGGGAGAGCTCGGGATTGGTTCGGTTGGAATTACAAACACTGTGAACCATTTCGAAAGTATGCCGATGAAATTGAACTGGAGCTCTTATCACATATTCGCCAAAATTCCGTTCCCGTTGCCGTTGGTTTCTTTCGAATCTTAGAAGAGATAGCTTCAGGCGACTATGACTTTGAGGACAAGATCCAGGCTGGAAAATTAGCCTTCGCCTATTTAGAAAAAACGGGACGGCTTCCTAAGTCCGATGACAAAGAGGAAGAAGACAAAAAGATAGAACAAGCAGTTCAGGCACTTTCAACTGCGCTTGCTGAAAAGTTTGGGAATGACCTTGCGATATGATCCAAATCGAGGAATTGCGTAAGGAATTAAAAAGGTATCCGGCCAAAGTCGCTGAAATTTATCTCAAGCGATTTTTAGAAAAACAAAAAGCACAATCCGGAGAAGGGAATCCCGCCACCTTACGACGAGTAAAGGCCATAGAAAGTTTTCGAGTATTTCTCAATACTTATTTTGCTCACTACTTTTCTACTGAGTTTGGGGAACAGCAATTGGAATTGATAGAGGACATACAAGCCTTTGCTGGAAAGAAGGGTAGGGGGCCGATGAAAATAATCCGAGCTCTCTCCCGAGGTTTTGGAAAATCAACCATTCTCTCTTTATGCGGTGTCATGTGGTTGGTGCTAAGGCGTGATTGGCATTTTGTGATCATGGTCAGTGCCTCACTCACACAGGCGAAAGGTTTTCTCCAAAAGATTGTGGATGAGTGTGAAGATAACGAACTTCTTGTATCTGACTTTCCAGAACTAAGACCTGCGAAAGATCAAAAGGGGCAGAACGTTGCTTGGAATGATTTGGATATTGTTTTCCGTGGTGGTGCCAGGATCATCGCGAAAGGTTTTCTCAATGCCATTCGTGGAACTCGGTACAGACAATATCGGCCAGACGCTTTGATTGTTGATGATCCGGATGAAGAGAAGGACGTTGAATCAGATTCCCGAATGCAAAAAAAATATCGTTGGTTCGATCGAGCCGCATTGAAGCTCGGAGCTCAGTGGGGTATTGATGTAGTTTTATCTTACACAACTCTTTCACCGAATTGCGTTGGTGAAGTAATCTACAACGACACCAAAAAATATTGGGATTGGAATCGGAAAAAATTCTCTGCAATTGGAACACATCCGGATGGATCCGAGTATTCTACTTGGGAAGCAGGGGCACCTCTCTCCATGCTTGTAAAGGAAAGAGAAGTCGATCCAATTTCATTCGCAAGAGAAAGGCAGAACGTCATACTCGCAGAGATCGATCAGAAATTCAAAGGTAGAATTCAAACTTACGAATTTGTTAGGCAGGAATCATTTGAAGGATGGACTCTTGGATTGGCCGTGGATCTTTCGCTTGGGAAGACTCAGAGATCAGATTATTCCGCAATTGTCGGTGTTGGACTTTCTCCACAGGGAAAATTCTACGAACTCTATTCAGACATTGCTAGAAGACCTCCAGATCAGATCCAAATTGACCTTGTAAAGGCTCTCAGAGCGTTTCCATGGACAGTTGCGGGTGTTGAGACCAGTGGAGGGCAGGAATACTTCCTGGACGCATTTAAACGGCATTTGGAAGACTGGAATGAACTTTGTGTAAACCCAAATAACGGCCAAGGATTAACACCCGGTGATCGAATCATTGTTCCAATGGTTGGGATCCCAAACACCGGAGATAAGATCAAACGAATCGAAGGGGCATTGCAAACAATAATAGCAACTGGCCTCATGTTACTCAGATCCGATTCTCATTTACTTTTTGAAATGCTAAACGAATTCCCTTACAAGAAACTGGACGGTCCCGACGCATTGGAGATGGCTCATCGATTGATAGTAGAACAAATGGGGAATATGATAAGTATAGTCACACCAGAACAGTTAGCGAAGGCAAGGGAACGGGAATCGGGTTTGCGTCAAGAATCTCAAGTTACAATTGGGAAGTCTATTGAGCAGCTACGAAGAGAACAATTAAGAAGGCGTGGTTATTAAGTCTTTCTTTTGTGTATTTGAAAAAGGTAACCTTTTTCGTTTACGCTAGTGTTCTATGAAAAGGTACTTAAAGAGGTTCTTTATATGGTTCCTAAAAAAGGCCGTATTTTCATTTACAGAGATTTAAAAACCCCTACTTTTTTCAATGACTGTAAATGGTTTTAGTTGTTAGGTGATATGCTTGTAATTTAAAATGGCCCACTTTTTCATTTACAGAATTTTGTATCGGAGATAACGGCCTCTTTTCTATCACAGACCATAGCGGAACGTTTTCCACTAAGGTAGGAATACCAATTTGTTATTTCGTAAATTACCTCGATAGAGTAGAAGGCATCGCTTCAAATAACTTTCTTAAAGCAAAACAAAAATTCAATGTTTGAAATGGTAAGTTATGAAAGCAATTTGCTCCCAATTATTGTATCCGAATTAACTAACTGCAATGTCTATAATACATGTTTTAAACAAAATATTATGTCACATTTCTCCCTTTAGTTTTCTATATTTTGGTGTCATATTTGTAAATTTGGCAACTGTCACTTTTTGAATTCCGTTCATTCTGTTATTTCGCTGATTTTCAACCAGAAATTGTGGTTTAGAATATTAGGATAAAAACTTATTTGTAATTTTCGCCTTACTTGAATTCTGTGGCCTGACGAGGTAATATGCGAAAGTACTTTATTCTATTGTTAACTTTATTTTTACTGATTGGTTGTGATTTCAGCACACCAAAAGGGAAAATGTTTCCCGCTTCTTTACCGGCTAACCAAGTTAGATACCCTGCTTTGGTTGTTTCTCCCGATTTTGTTCCTTCGCCATTGATTGAAGAAGAAGAAAAAGCGCTTGATATGATAATTAGAACTCAATCTAGGATGGGGCTAGATAGAGAGGATGTGAGGCAAATTCAGCTTGAGGGAATTAGGGGAATTAATGCAACATTTCACAATCCAAATATAGCTGAAGAGTTAAAATTCATTGGGAATATTCCAGGATTTATTCCAGGTATGAATATGTTTGAATATTCAGACCAAGTGATTCAGACCATGATTGCAGAATTGAAAGATTATCCAATTTCTGCATTAAAAGAATATAGAAAAGAAGTAATTACTTGGGTTTATACATTGCAGCGTATTAAGCAATCCTGCACTGATCCTACAGTCGATGAGTGTAAGTTGTTAGGTCATGTAAGCGATCGTTATTTACTGTTACGTGAAGAAATTATCAAAGAATTGTCATTAAAGACTAAAAAGGAAATGGGGCTATGACCAAGAAAGTAATTATCGCTATACTATATCTTTTCTCATTAAAAGTCTACGGTAGTGAACTTTCAAATTGGTATAATGACAATATACTTTCAAAATTTGGAAGATTTCCTACACAAACTGAAATTGCTTCTGAACTTTTGACTGCTTATCAGGCAAAAAATTTTTTTGCCGAGCAGTTTTTGCTAAGAGTCGGTGGTAAATGTTATCAAAAAAATGAAGGAAACTCCTTGCCTCGTGGTCCAATAACACAAGCTGAAGTACAGGCAAATACTAGGCGACATATCCTTTTTTGGGGCGATTCGCTTTTCGATTTCATTGATACTAGTTTAAAGCCGATCAATGATTCCGAGAATCCACATTATGTAAATCCTGAATTATATTTCGGCTCAAACTGGAATTTAATTGGGAATGCGGCATTAGGTGGAACAACTACTGAAGATCTCAGGAATCATCTTGATTTACATGCCAATTATCAATATGACAAGTTTTATCCTAATCCATATACAGATGGACATGTAAATTTGGAAAACCGATATGCTGTTATATTATATGGAGGTAATGATCTTCTTAGATTTGAAATTATATTGAAAGCGCTGCCATTTTTAACTGTATTTAGACAAAACGCAGTCGTCAATAACCTAAATCGTATTGTAAGTTATCATCAAGCTCAGGGCTCGCGTGTCCTTTTGGTAAGTCAAGCGCCTAGACCAACACTAGAATTCAATTACTTTGGCGATTTTGGAGAACTTGGACAATTTTTCAGTGGTGTAATGTCATATTTCTATAATATATTAGCCTATGCATTGGTACAAACAAATACGGTAGTCAATGACATCAATTCATGTATTGCGCAGGGTATGTGTTATCCAGCTCAAACAATAAAAGAAACGACAGTTTCCGCAATTTATTCAGGTTCTCATGGGCGAGAATTAGAAATAGTCATGCTGAATAAGTTGAAAAATCCTGGACATGACATGACCTGGCTATCACAGCAACTTGGTTATATGTCTTTAATGACTAGAAACTATGTAGCATTGCAGCGCAATGTTGAATATTTAGATGAGTGGGCACATTTCCTGGATCCAAAAGCTGTTGAGCAAAGAAAATGGTGGCTGGGCAATAAGATTTTGTTTGAAGATGACTACGTGCATTTTTCACATCCATGGGGACATGCCCTTAATGCTCAAAATATAACAAATAGATTAAACCAATTAGGTTGGTGGGCCAATCCAATTCCAACCCAAGGCGATAGATGTAATTTTACATCTTCCGCCTCGTTCCCAACTGGGCAACCGGCGATTTGGACTCCTGAACCTCCCCCATTACCAGGAGCTGATGAAAATGCGATGTTATTACTTTTACTATGTTTTTACTTTGGAGTGTGTTCGTTTTGAGAATAACAAATTTAGTTCTGATGGTTTCGTTCTTTTCGATAGGTATTGCGAATTGTAATAATGATCCGATTTTTTATAAGAGTGATAAAAAGTCTGCTACAGAGTGTTTTTCGATTCAAGTATTGTGCGAGAGTCAATTGGAACAATGTAAAAGACAAAATGCTGCTGATTTGCGTGTTTGTGCAGATCCGCATTTGGCTTGCTCTAACTATGTAAATGATTGTCTAAAAAAAACTAAATGAAGATATTGTTAATAATTTCATTTATCGGTTTGCTTATAAGTAATTGTATCCCAAATAAAGAAACAACTACTTGCCCAACACAGTTAATTGAAGTTAAAAATGAAAAAATCACCAATAATAAAGTTTGTAACCACAGTTTAATGGAGATTGAAATTTTGCCAAATCCAACTAGCAATGACATTACGAGAAGAATTAAATTTTGTTATTATGAAAAGAAAAATGGGAAACTATTATTTTATGCAGATAATGGAAATAAATCAATTTTTGAGGTTTCAGATATTGAATCTGTCATTTGGTAAAATTTCGTTTTTCTTCTTTGTATTTTTTTATCCTTTTTTTATTTTCTCGGAATCAACTTGGAATAAAGGTGCAATAGTTCTAGAAAAAGGCTATCTGATTGACGGTGAATATTCTTCGGATAACAAAGGAGTATATTTTCGCCAAGATGGCCAAGGGAAATACTTTGAACACAAAGAAATCCGTTCTATTGTTGATGTTGATTATGCAAAGAAGATAAGAAAGTCTAGTCCTGGTAATGCAGCCATTGAATCAATATATAAATTTAATGCAGGTGATTCTTTTAGATTTTCAAAGAATGGAGAAGCAGGCTATATAAATGACAGAGTAGCACTTACTTCCAAAATTACTTCTTTAGCTTTTGTTCTTTATTTTTACTTTGATACAATGAATAAAAAACAAGCAGTTAGTAATTCAATTGTATTCGTAAATTACGACCAAAGTAAAAACGAATTCCTAACTTCACGGACAAATTTTTATTATTCTTCCGCAATATTCTTAGGATTGGTTGCCTATTTTGCTTTTAATGCTTATATGAACTTTGATACGAATCGCGAAGGTCATAAAACAGGAACTTTTGAATCGAAGGATATAAACTTAAAAGAATACTTATCAATGCAATTCCCGGAAAGATCATCATTACTCTACGGCGGACCTCAAGGAACAATAATCGGCGATAATCAAATCTTGAAGTATGAGAAAAGTATATTATTTAATTATTAGTTTTTCTATTTTCAGTTGCTTCGATATCCCCGGCCCAAATGTGGGGAAATCTGGTCTTTTGCTTACTTCCCTTTATTTTTCTCAATCTGGTTGCAGATTTGATGTTCAAAATAATCTGAATGAGAGTAAATCAATCTGCCTAAATTCTCCGCTTTCTGAATGTAGTCTTAACGGTTTGGTAAATTCAAATATCTCAAAAATTTCGAAGCTTAAAACTGGATTAAAAGATATTGCAAAAAAATATGACCGATGTGTTATAGATGTTTACGATTTACTCAATTATCTAGAAAGTTTGGCTGAAGAAAAAAATATAATCCTATGGAGATATGGTTATGTCATTAAGGAAAGTGCAATCATTGTTGATGTAAACTGTAGTTCAAGCTCGAATAATAGTGGATTAATCAGTCCTCTGGAGTATAGTTTAGTTTTTGATCCATCAATTTATACAGCAATTTATGCACAAAATTCCGACTGTAGCCTTCAGATACCATTAAGCGAAAGTGAAAGAACGCTTGTTAATGATATTAAGTCAGGGAGGAAGCTCCTCTTCCTCTGAATTGATTTAATTTGCGAGAATCTCATGCTCTTATAGCTTTGATATCTAATTTTAATCTTGTTATGCATTTATAATCATTTTTTCATAAAAACTACGGCAATATGTCTTTATAAATCAAAGAATTAATTAAACTAATGCTAGCTAGTATTTAAGTATCGATTCCATTGAATCAGGATAATGTGCCTGAATTTTGAATAGTTACCGCCTGACTATTCAAATGAGTTATCTCTCATTTGATTTACCTGAAATTAAAAATTCATTTTTGTTTGAAACTTTTGAAATAAAATTAATCAGGAATTATATTGATATGTTGAATTAAAGCTTGGATCTAAATCCGCTACATTTTCCCGAACTAGATTATTATTAAATACGGCCAACAAGAAATTTGTTAACAAAACAACCGTTTAGTTTTATTTTGTTTACTGTTAGGCTAAAAATACTTGATTTTGTTTAATGAAATTATTTTATTAGGAAAAAATTAGGAAAACCGAATAAATGAAAAAAACAATATGCTTATTCTTAACTCTTCTAAATTCGATTCTATATGCAGTAGATACGCGAGAATCGGCGGCCTACATTAGAGGATACGAACTTACCGTAGATTCTGCTACATTGAAAAATGGTCTCTCGATGCAGAATTCATTAATACTTAATCGATTGATAGGTGGGACAACTAATTTAACAATTCCTGCTACAAATCAGTTCAAAGGTAAAGGAGTCGAAATTGGTATAAATAAGCGTCACAGTGGGCTTCTGGGAACAGACTTTGGGATTTCATTCGCTACATTGTTTGCCGATTCAAATTATACTGGAGTCTATGCAACTTCGTCGTTACGATCCGGTTCAGGTTCATCTGCCATTAATTTGGCTTCTGAAAGTTTTACTGCTTATGAATTTACTTCAAATAGATTACAGACTGCAAATATCAAAATAGCTGAGAACATCTATTTGTTTCATGATTCTGGTCAAAAATTCCTTGAAGGTTTGGCTTTAAGATTAGGTGGAGAGATTTATGGAAATGAAATTAAAGCCACATCTCCATATAACCTATACAATTCCAATATAACTATAAATGGAACTAGAACGCAGGGAAGCGGGTTTGCAGTCGCTCCAATTAATGAGACAACTTACAATGAGGTATATTTGAATGCTATTTTAGGGTTGGGTTACAATTTAAAAATCGCAGAAGGTCATAATTTAACTATTGGATATGAGTATTTAAAAAGTGTAGCAAATTCAGGAGATTACAAAAACAAAACGAAATCTTTGTTAGCGCTCTCTCCCACGCTTGCATTTCCTTCTGAGACGAAAATGAAAGGTAAAGTTGAATCAGAAATGGAAGGTAATCGTATTAATTTAGGTTATCGTTTTCTAGTTTCAGAAAATGTAAGTTTTGGTATAAATTACTCTCATACTGAAGCAACGCATAGAATCGTTGATAGCAAAGTCAAGGAGCCAGGCAATTTCTTCACTTTGCTTACTAGTGGTTCAAGTTTCAATCCAATCCCATTTTTGTTAGGAAGTCAACCTGGGTTCGGGCCATTCCCTGAGAACAAAGATATCCGTAGACAAATTGGAATTGAATTTGCTCTTAGATATTAAATTACTAGGGACTATAGATTAATTTTTAATTAATCTCTTTTTTTACTAAAACTATTAGGTTCGAGTTTTACTGATCTTATCGTAAATCGAACAATAAACTGACTTCATTATTTGAAAGAATTCAGTTTATTGTTCGATTTTATGTCTGATAAGATTGAATATTGCAACTTTTGCATCTGTTTCTTTCTGCACAATGAGACATAGTTCTAATGCGACGTAATTCTTATTATAGGAAGCTACCTGTTGCCTCATATAATTACCTACTCCAAATAGAAATAATGCTTCAAAAGTAAAAGTATTCGAAGTAAAGTCTACATCTTTATGAGTGATGACCATTCAAACACATAAAGGGAGAGTCTATGGAAAAAAGAATTAATTATTACACTCCAGAACTTACTGAATATAGCATTATAAATTTCAGTATCATAGGGAAAGCGCTTTGTGTGGCTACTTACTTTGATAAAATTTGCAAGAATTTCTTATTAGCATTGGTGATAAAGTATCCTCAGTATTTCAAAGAAAAATTTAATGAATTTAATAATATAAATTTAAATTCAGATGAATTATATAGCCAAATAATGAAAATTGCGGATAAAATTAATTTAGATAGATGTATTAAAATATTATCAAAAATAAATACAGAAAATGATAAGTTTATTGGATTTTTTGGCCGTTTTGATAAAGCAAGAGAAGCGAGAAACTTTATTGCGCATGACTTGTGTTTGGGTTACCCTGAGAACATTAATAAAGCAAACTTTCGCGCTGAATTGGCCAGGGAGATAAAAGAAAATACTTCGGAAATTGTTAATTGTTTGGTTCTTATGGAGGATTTGATTTTGTCCTTTAACAAAGAAGGAATGTTACCGGGAATCGATAAGTCTTCCTTAGTTGAAAATATTGTCTCCTGGGTATTGGATGATGAAATATAAGAAAGCAACCTTTTCGGAGTTTGTTTTCAAACGAATTTAAAAACCCCTTAAAACCCCACTTTCAACCTTAAAAAACGATTGCAATGATTGAGAACTATATTTCTTGTCACTTCCCATGCCGAGACCACGTGGGAAAAATTATGAGAAGAATCTATTCTATCGAACTCCACCAGAGTTAAGAGAGAAGGTTGTTCAAGGTAAGGCTAAAGCAGTCGAAGATCCCTCTTCCGATCCAAGGACTATGACTGTGGAGGAATTTAGAAAATCCTCTTTTTACTCACCTGCAAAATCAACAGTAAAGCAAGCAGTTGAATTAAATAATCGAATGTTTAATTTACTGGAAACAGCAAAAGACAAGAAGAGTCCAATTTATTCAGATGATATGGTGGTCCCTGTCCAGCAAGGGATTCGTGTTAGGCCTATCTATCGTATTCCATTAGAGGATCTCAGAAACATTTCCTATGCTTCATCTCTCATTGGAGCAATTCACCAAATCATGGCCGATGATGTTTCAATGTATGCCAAAATTGGAGAGGATCCAGGATTCGAGTTTATTCTAAAGCAGAAAGATATATCACCAACTGAGTTACAAAGAACGGAAATGCTAACATTTGCGAATCGTGTTTTCTTAATGGGAGACAAATCGCAAGGAGATTGGAGAGAACGTGAACGACTTGGGGAAGTTCTTGAAATGGCGACCAGGGACACTCTTGCAATAGATGCCGTGGCATATTTGAGAACCTTTAATCGAGCAGGAGAGATCTGTGACGTTCGTTATCTGGATCCCGCGACTATTTTCCGTGTAGATCCAAGAAAAGGATACAAAGGCGATAAAAATATCACTCACGTTCAAATGGTGCACAATACGGTCACAGAGACTTATGAAGCAGGACGAATTGTTTACCGGCATAAAAATAACCTTTCTGATATTCGAATGCGTGGGTTTGGATATTCGCCTATCGAGTCTTGTTTGGTTGAGATCATGTCCCTACTCTTTACCATAAAACATAACGCAGACAGATTCAATTCTAGGAATCCACCAAAGGCTATTATTTCTTCAAAGAACGCAATTCCTAAAGGAGACCAAGAGCGCATAGAGCTCATTTGGGAAAACGCGTTTTATGGACCGAGAGAAGGATTCAAGATTCCAATGATGTTTGGTGCCGGAGAAATTCAGGTCCATAACTTGGATGTATCAGATGATTTCGAATTCGATAAAATGCTTCAAATGGTTTCTTCCTTTATTATTGCAAGACACGGAATTGATCCTGCGCAGCTCGGACTTAGACTCAATCAATCGCAATCATTAGCAGAGCCTTCCATGGATGGAAGACAGCATTTTTCCAGAGACCGAGCTCATGGATCCATTATGAGTTTTCATCAAGATTGCCTCAATGAAGTTTTCGATCCGAGTGACGAAAGCCCAATCGCATTGAATTTCATCGGAGTGAAAACAGAGCAAGAGGACAAAAAAGCAGACCTCGAAGACAAACAATTCAAAGTTAGTCGGTCACTGGATGAAATACGCAAGGCAAATGATTTACCAACCATGAAAGAGGAAGCTGAAGATTACGTGGCTCGCGGAATCATAACTGTAGAGCAGGGAAAGAAAATGGCCCGTCTCGGCCTCTTACGTGGGAATCAATATTTCAGTCAGGAGTTTGGGAAAGTCTTCGCAGACGAGGAACAAGCTCAAGGCGGTGGCGAGGAAGAGCAATCTCCAGTTTCAAGCGGTAATCAAGGAGAATTGCCTTGGGGTGAAGAGGACTTCCTACCGAATGCGTAGTTAATTTAAAAATTTAGAAGGACAAAACATGGAAAATAAAAACGAAACAACAGACCAAGTAGCCGTGGAAGAAACACCGGAGACAATCACTGAGGAAGTAATTGAAAACACTGAGAACGAACAATCGGTCTTGGTAGAAGGCGGAGATACTGTTTCTGGCGATGGAACCGGGACTACGCTTCCCGAATTGGATCAGGAAAATCCTTCTGATCTGAAAGAGGGGGAAGGAATAAATCCTCCTCCTGAAGAAGTGGAAGAAGAAAATCAGGGTACGGAAGATCAAGGGATTGGCTTCATTCAAGGGGAAATTGATCACCTAAGTGAGCAAGAGAAAACGGAATTGGGATACACGATTTCCGATCTTCTTGCTACTCCTAACCAGACACAGCCGATAATCGTTTCTATGATTATTAGCGCGATTTTGGATAAGGTGAGAAGTGTGAATCCCGATGCAACTGAGGCTCTCGGCCAATTATCAAATAGAATTGTAGAACTCGCAGCTACTCAAGACTATCTGACACTTGTTTCCGAATTTGAAGGTGTTGTTTCTAGTGGATTGCCAAATGCTACAAAGTTGTCTTTATACTCACAGCAGTTAGATCAATTTGCAAAACGATTGGGGTAAAGAGTCCCCCTTTTTGCGAAGCAAAGCAGGAAGGGAATTTCAGTTAATTGTTGGGGATCGGCTCAAGTGGATAGAATATGTTGTACTTGGACCTGACTCCCCTACTATGTACGCATCGAAACTATATTTCAAAAAGGGTGTATTGAAATGGGGGAAGAATCTTTTTTCCAAAATATTCCCTTCTATTACAGCAAAACAATTTCCACGAAAAAGACGGCCGGCTATTATAAATATTGGAAAAGATACTGTTCTTGATGATTTGCCGGATCCTCCAGACCAAGACTTCGATGAATGGTTGTTTGATTATTTAGAAAAAGATTGGAATCCTACTTTCAAAGAAATCGGTGAAACTGGAACATTGCTCGGATACCTTTCAGGTTATTTAACCGGTGAGCTAAAACTTCCATTGGAAACTGTTACTGAAATGGGGATCCAAGATTATGACAAAGCACTTAAGTATAAACTTGGCTTTGGCATAGATGAAGTTTTTGAAAAAGGGAAAGTAGTTTCGAAAAAAGAAATATCAAGGCTCGCAGCAGAATATGCAAAGGAACATGGAGCGGAATGGCTTGCGATTTACAAACGAGATGACCAGGGTGAAATAATCTATGGTGAGGATGGTCAACCTGTCAGAGGTGGAAAGCCTTATGAGTATCTAACGCAAATGTGGCGTGATATGATTGTAACGGCAATTCAAGAAGGGAAGACGCTTGAACAAATGCAAAGCGATTTTGCTTATCCGGATCTATTGGATATTGTTGAAAATGGTACGATTTCATCGGAAACTTATCTTGAATTACTCAATGGTAAAGAATCAGAATTACTGCAGTTGCGATTGAATAGAAATTTTCGACGATTTGCCTGGACAGAAGCAAGTATGGCGTTCAATGCTGGAAGGATCCGCGCGATGAGTGAATTGGGAATCGATTATGGAGTATTCCGAAAAGGGCAAAGAGTGATGTAATGAAAGATCATTATAAAGACCATTTAGAATTTCTTAGACGTGTTATTTTAAAAAAGTTTGAAGACGCAAATATGCGTCACGCAACATGGCACGATATTACACCGATCGAGGATCCTTGGGAAAAGAAATATTGGCTCATGCTTAAAGATATTTTGGATCGAGTTGATAGTTATATCAAATCCACTCCACCACAACGTTCTGGTAGAGAAGTCGTTCTCGATGCAATGGCCTTCTCTGAGATGACAGAATTTTTAGATCCTAAAAGTGCAGTATCTAAATACAGAAATGAAATGGACACGGATGAGTTTGAAACTCTCGGAATAGTTCTGCTCTCTGTGAGGAAAGCCGGAGAAGAAATCTATCTTGATGTATCTGGATCAACATTTAATCAGGAACAAAAACTCGCAGTAATAGAATCCGCAAAAGAGGTAATCGAGCGGAATGGTGGGAAATATAACTAATGGCAAAGCAATATCTTTCTGGTGGCGGGAATCCATTTGGAGTTACCCCCGCACCTTCAGTATTTAATCCTAATCCTCCAGATGACCTTATCAGTAGGCAAGGCGAGCCTGCAATTTGGATCCGCGCAATTCCCAAAATAGGTGATCTAGACGAAACAAAAATGGCAATTCCGGGAAGTGATTCTCAATTGTATCGGATCGAACGTTATCGAAGGATGCCAACGGAAACTTTAAATCCGATGTTTTATGATGGCAATGTTGTTCAAACGAAATACGGACCAATATCCAAAATCAGATCTCTGAAAGTGTTTCGGAATGAAGATTTCGGAGGGAATTTTAATCTCTCAATTGAGAGTTTTGAGCACAATAGAATTAAGCTAAAACCAAATATTGAATTCCAGGAATATTATCAATTGGATTGCGATTATGATATCGAATCATTTACAAAATTTGAAAATGTTTCATTTATACAAGAAGAGGACGGTTTTTTACTCCATCCTGTCCAGGATGATATCATCGTAATGGTCGATTCTGTTTGGAGAGAACGTCTCGACAAATCAGGTTATGATGAGATTGGATTTAAATATGATTTTACCAAAATCTCATGTGAGACAGTGGCAGAGGCAGGCCGAAGATATTTATTAAGCTACGTCACATTTTCTCCAATTAAAATTGGTTATAAAACGATCGATACTAAAGATGCTCGATTAGCAGAGAAAATGCTAGATGTCCAGTCAGGTGATATTGATATCGTTGTTGGTTCCGGATTAAACATTTCAAAAGATGATATACTGATTCCACTTCGTACGCTTCGAACAGAGAAAGAAATCTTGGAAAAAGATAAAGAAGGACGTTACCCTGTCAAATACAGCCCACTCAGAGAGATTGTGGCCGTCTATACCGACTCTATCGAGTATGAAGACTTTTGGATCGAAGACAGTAGATATGTTCGCATCTATTCTAGCGCTCTTCCAGAAAGAATAGTTTGTGTGTACCAATATAATCCTCGATATTCGATTATGCCAGATACAACGGCCTCAGCACTAGCTGAACGTATCCAACCGAGAAAATTTATTGGGAGAATTAATCAGACAAGACTTGATCTCGGTAGAATCTTTCGCGAATCAATTTATCGTTCGGTGGAGACGGACTGAAACCGAAAAAAGCTTGAATTCTCGCATGGGGAATGCCCTTGTCACTTCCCATGTCAAACTCCGCATCCACTATTATACTGAACTTTATTAAAGGAAAAAAAGGATCCGTCGGCCAAAACGTTAAGTATTATAAACGAGAATTAAAAGCTAAAGGTGGTTATCGATATTGGTATTCGAAAGAAGAATACGAAAAAGATCATCCGGATAAAGAAACAAGTAAAGAGCTTGGGTTACTAGAAAAGATCGCTGGCTTTTTCAAAACAGATCCTAGCGATGCAAAGAAAGTTCCAAAAAAGGAATATGAGACTCACTCCATTTCTGAAAAAGGCATTTCATATCCGGAATGGACTTCTCACTTTGCAAAATATTTTGAACGTAAAGCAGAATATGATGCAAGATTTAACCAAGAGAAAACGGCAACATCAACTAACGGTAAAATAATAGACAAAAATCAAGAAACTGTTACAAAGATTGCAGAACAAAAATCGGAATCCAAATCGATTTACAAAACTTCGATATTCCGGACTTTATTTAATTTATACGGAGAAAAAAATGTCATCGAAAGTAGCACCGGAAGAACTTTACCAGAAAATCAAAGAGAGGAATCTATCACCTCTGATGCAATACACTCCACAGTGGATTTACGAGAGCCTGGCGGGGATTTGCGAAGCAGAAAAGAAACCGATAACAATGGACAATCTTCTACTTTACTCGGGGACGCTAAACGTGGATCTGGACATGATGTTCTCGACGGGGAGCGACTAAAGAATTTTTCCTCTCAAGTAAAATTCATTTCAACTATGCTCGATGAAAAGGGCATAGATATCGACAAGGATCTTAACAAACCAGGTCACATCGGGCTTACTTATCGCAACCTACTTGAATTTATTGATTCAATGCCAAAGGAAACGAAGGCTCAGATTAAAAAAACTTTCTCTCAAATCGATTTTAGAAATGGCGATATCAATCATTACTTGGATTTTCTCGTGAATGGGATGATTCAATCAATGGGGCTCAATTCAAATGTCCCTCTGTCCAGTGATGACAATGAAGAAAATGAAGTAATCAATCAAAACGCACTATCTGAAGCAATGATTGGAAATCAAAATGCAAAAAAGGATTCACCATCATTTCAACTCGTACAGGAATCTGTTCCAGAATCAAAAGGTTTCCAGAAAGAAAATAACCTTTTTGGAATAACTCCTCAAACTGAAAGGAAAATTCTTAATACGAACTTTCAGCCAAAACTTCAAGTATCGGAAGTAAAAACCATTCCTGAATTCGTAACGATGGTCAAAGATGCACTTCTAAAAGAAGGACTCGATCAGAAAGCAGAAGAATGGGTGGACCAAGCATACAAAAGCGATGCAAAATCATTGAATGATTTGCTAAATAAGGCATATCGATTTGTTCAAATCAGTTCCGAAGATTCTAACAAGATCAGGAAAGGCTTAAAATCGATTCCTCACCAATCTAACTTGGAAACTGCTGCACAAAATGTTGAGACAATCAAAGAGAAGTTTTCCCAAAAAAAACAATTTGAAATCAATGCGAAATGCAAAGAAATTCTAGCATCGACTCCACCAAGTCAAATCACAGAAGAACAAAAAGAAATACTCCGGTTATATGAAGGTTCAGGTGGGCAGTCAACCAATGATGATGCCGAATCAAATCGGGGTATGTTGTATCAGTTTTTTACACCAAGGAAAATGATTTCTAAAGTTCAGGATATCATGGCCAGATATCTAAAGCCGGGAGACTCAGGTTTAGAACCTAGTGCCGGTATTGGGCGTTTCGCTGAAGGTGAAGGCTCAAAATACAATTGGGATATGCTCGAATACAATCCTGATGACAATACAGCCTATCAAATCGCGCGTATCCTTCATCCCGAGGCCAATGTTTCGGACAAAGCGTTCGAGACTTTATTTGTGGATTCAAAAAATAGATCCGTAGGTGAAAACTATAAAGGGAAGAAATACAATTTTATCTCTGGGAACCCTCCTTACGGAGAGATGTCAGGAAAATTCAAAGCCATCGAAGGTAAAGGATGGAATCGTTATGAACACTATTTCATAAATCGTGGCCTTGATACTCTTGAAGAAGGTGGGACAATGTTCTATGTGGTTCCATCCACTTTCTTGCAAGCAGGTGAAACAGCATGGAAGAAAAAGATCTTCGGTAAAGCAGAACTTCTCGAAGCTTACCGAATGCCAGAAGGATCCTTCAGCAATACACAAATTGGAGTCGATGTAATAGTCCTTAGAAAGAATACTACAGGGACCCAGGATAATGCCAACGCTTTCAACGGTAAGTATTTTGAGCAAAATCCAGAACATGTTTTTGGAGAAACTTTGGAAAGAACTAACAGATTTGGAAGGCCGGAAAACTACGTTAAAGGTAAAGCCGATGCTTTCTATGAAATGAACCTCCCTGCTCCAAAAGAAATGTCTCAGGCGCAGAAGGATGCCATCTCTCTTGGCCTCATGGGCAATGAAAACGCCAAGGGGAAACGAAAAATAGAAATTGCGGAAGCAACAAAAAAGATCAATAAAACGGCCACAAAGAAAGAAGAAATCAAGAACACCATTGCAGAGAAGAAAGATCCTACAAAGAAAATTGATACTTACACGCAGGAAGAATTTAACACAAAATTCAATAAGAAGTTCACAGATAAGGATCTAGAACTTGTTCGAAACACTTCCCCTACTGGAATTATAGATGAAAAAATTCCATTCGATTCGGAAAGCATGGCTGTCCTTCCTGGTGGTGCAAGAACTCCTCTTTATCTTTATAAAGCTGGAAATATCAAACAGAAATTAATTGAACTCGAAAATTCAAAAGATGAATTGGTCTCGAAGTATGGTGAGGAACAATTTGAACGTCAAAGAAAACTCCTAATCTCGAAAGTTCCACCTAAGATCAATATCGAAGACATTACGCTAACGCCTATTGAACCGTTTTCGAAAGGAATGGTTTTCGACAATGGTGACGGAAGTGAATCAACTCTGATTCAGAAATTCAAGGATTGGGTTTTAGGACAAAGAGTAGAATTTGGCTACGGGAGAAGGACGCAGGTTCGGTATGAAGGTGGAATTGACCCAAAACTTTTCAATGGGTACTCGGTAACACGGGAAGACATTATCGATTATGTGGATGGTGAAAGAGTAAGACGAAGCCAAGATTTTTCCAGTGACTTAAGAAAAGAGGAACGTAAAACCCTCGGTAATAAATACTTCAAAGAGTTTATGGATACAGTACTAACTCCATCTGAAAAAGCAAAAGTCGAATTGGAGTGGAATGATAGATATAACGTCAATGCGAACATCGATGGATCTGAAATCCCTGTTCTCCTCGAAGGTATGTCAAAAACCTACAAAGGCGAAATCCAAGACCCTAGAGATTTGCAAATGGAGTTTGTTGCCAGATACATGGCAAAAGGTGTTGGATGTGCTACACATGAAGTCGGACTTGGAAAAACTTGGTCCGGGATCATGTCCACTGTCTCTGCAATGCAGGCAGGCAGAACGAAAAAACCTTTGATCGTTGTCCCTACTTCCGTTCTGGAAAAATGGTACACTGAAGCTAAAGAAAGATTCCCAAATGTTCCATTCCAAATGGTAGGAACTCCGGAGCTGAATAAACTCACTGCCGATCAAGGTGGCAAGTATACTCCTCCTGAAGGGACAGTTACAATCATGTCCTATAATGCGTTTGAGACATTCGGATTTTCGGACGAAGTTTATAGCGAACTCACTTCAGATATCAAAGATAAAATAATCGATCCAAAATCTTCGGAAGGAAAAAAAGGAAATTCCAAAGCAAGAACGGAAGCTAAAGACCAAGAGAAAGTAGAAGGAAAAATGTCCCTGGCCTTAAAGGGAACTTCCAATCAACTTAAATTTGATGAAGCGGGTTTCGATCACCTAACAGTTGATGAAGCACACAATTTTAACAATATCTTTACTGACCAAGCATCTGGTCGATTTGGAAATAATCAAGGTACTAGTGAAGATCCTCTCAATAAAGGGAAAGAGGAAGACGAGAAAGAATCTGTAAACGAATACGCTGGCATTACTGGAGGAACTCCATCTAGTAGAGGATGGAAAATGTGGCTCGCGTCTCAATACGTCCAAAAGAGAAATAACAACAGAAACGTTCTACTCCTCTCTGCGACTCCATTTACAAATAATCCTCTTCAGGTGTATTCATTGCTTTCGATGATTGCGAGGGAAAAATTGCAATCGCTTGGGATAAACTCGGTAAGAGACTTCCTTGGTGCATTCGTAGAATCTCAAGCAGAAAACGTCGTAAAAGGCGATGGAACGATTATCCGAAAAAATGTGGTGAGAAGCTGGAAAAATGCACCAGCATTCCAGGATCTCATAGCTGAATTTTTCGAATTCAAATCTGGCGATAAGAATGGAGTCAAAAGGCCAAAGCTAAAACTAAAGGCTGTCACTATCCCACTGTCCGAAGAACAAATTCAAATTCGAGACCAATTGGAATCAATGTACGATGCTAGAGATAAGGATGGAAGCCCTCTTCCTGGAGCTCCACTTGTATCAATTGGCGTTCAGCAACTAATGGGCGTTTCACCTGCACTTGTAAAAAAGGGGGAAGGCGCAATTTGGGATACTGAGGAAGCAAAAGATATCAATCCGAATGGATCCAGGGATTTTGTTGAGCGATCACCTAAATTGAAATATATTTGTGATTCAATCGCTGGCTTTTATAAAGCGCATCAGGATGCAAAACCTGGTGATCCAATTCCAGGACAAATCTTCTTTTTGCCGAAAGGTGTAGAGCGAATCAAGGAAGTAAAAGAATACTTGGTGAGCGTTAAAGGCCTCCCACCTGAAGCAGTCGAATTTCTTGATGCTAAATCTAAATCTGATCCAGCAAAAGATCCCGAATTAAAAAATCGAGGAATCAAGAGGTTTACGGAAATCACGAATGATTTCAATAACATAAATGGTAAATGTAAAATCATAATCGGAACAGATGTGATTAAAGAAGGTGTGGATCTCAATAGGAATACTGCGGTTGCATATAACTCTTGTATTGATTGGAATCCAACTACTGAAGTTCAAAAACGAGGCCGTCACCATAGACCAGGGAACCTTCTGAATAATGTGATGTGGGTTGATGTTTTAATGGAAGACTCAATCGATTCAAAACTCTATCAAAAGCAAGGTGAAAAGATTTCTAGGATCAACCAAGTTTTTGAAAAAGATGGTTCGAAGGCAATCGACATTTCCGAGATCAATCCTGACGAAATGAAATTGGACTTAATTCGTGACCCTATTAGAAAAGCACGGTTATCTTTATTGGAAGAATCCCAAAAAATCAATGTAAAAGCTCGCGAAGCACAATCACAGGCACTTATGTATGCAGGGCTTTCAAACGATTTTGAATCACTTACTGAAGAAATCACTGAACTCGAAGTAGATCTCGTAGATAACGAGAAATACTTAAAAGATCAAATCGATGAGCTGAAAGCAAGTGGTATGGAGAAAAAGGATTGGGAAAACAAATGGAACTATAAGTGGGCAAAAGATAAAGTCTCGAAAACTAAAAAAGATATCTTGGAAGCAAAACGTAAACTTGAGAGAGTTGAAAACCAATTAAAATCCAAAGGTGTAAATGAGAAGACTGCCACAAAAGAGGCAGAAAAATTCCAAGCAATTGCGGACAAACTTTTTGACCAAGTGAAAGAGTATAAGGATCCAGAAACACAAAAGAAACTGGCCAAAAAATTTGCAGATGAAATTGCAAAGAGGGATAAAGATAAAATCAAAACTCCTCTGGACCAAATGGTTCAAGCCCAAGTTGCCGAAGTTCTTGAAATGGTAGGAATCAAACAAATCCAGAAATCTCAATCTTCTAATTTGAGTGATAGTAGAATCGTTACCCAAGCAAAGATTACAATTTTCAATTTCTTAAAAGGTAAAAAATATGGCGCGACCGTTTAAAGGTTTTCTATTCCAAAATCCCGACGAAAATGCAAACAGGCACCTTTTGGAAAGGCTATATGCTACAGAAACCCCAGGTGAAATCGATCCATCGATTCCTAAGACCGGTGGGTGGGGAGCAATTGTAACTCCCGATGAAATACGATATTCTTTGATGTCGGGTAACGGTCGATTGGTGACGGTTGATGGATCATATATCACAGACGAAAATTTACAAGGATTCGTAGATCAGGTTACACTTGCGATTTCTGAGGAGTTGGAGCACGAAATCTATCCGACAATCTATAGGCATAGACCAAAAGGGAACCTTCCAAGGTTAATCGAGCCACATGCAAAGTGGTATGATGCTCACGATTATCAGAATTCCGATCTTGGTAATAATTTCTTTGTAGAATTGCGAAAAAAACCACTTCAAAGACTAATTACTTGGCAGTTCGTTAATCCAATTGGCCGGGACATGAACAATGAACCGACAACCACAATCGTTGATTTCCAAAAGAGAGCGAGAATAGTATATGACCAAGGAATTTTACGTTCTATCGGGATTCTTGGATCTAATGTCTCCTTTTCTGGTAACGCAGCGCTTCGATCGCAAAGAGTTTTTCAAGGGATGAGCCCAACGAAAATTCCAACTACTCACTATATTGATTTTATCTCTGGATATGATTCTGCGTATCGAGTTCCAGCGGAATTAAGAGAGGTTATTGGTCTTATAACAGCCATTAAAGTAATGTCGATATACGGAGATGGACGCGCTGCCGCCGTTGCAAGTTTTTCGGTTGGGGTAGGTGTTCTACATGAATCTGTCAGCACAACTCAGTCTGCGACTAGCTCGATGTACGGAGCCCGAATCTTAGAATTGACTAACTATCTCAAGGCATGGTATGAAAAAAACATGAGTCGATACAGGTCCATGAGAGTCGCAATACTTTAGTTATTGCAGTTGGATACCTAAATCTCACACTGGGATTTAGGAACGGACAAGGCTTTGGACTACAAGGAAACTGAATAGTTTTCTCATGGGTATGGGTGGCGAGTGGTTCCTGGCACAAGATGGCGGAAAATACAGACGCGGTGGGCGCCGAAAGACTCTCCCCCATGACTCCGAGCGAAGGCTGACTGAGAGATGTAAGCTGTGTAATCGGGATGAAGGTGCAAACCCTTCTCTTGTGAAAATTTTAAGATAAGGATCCGGAACGTGAGTAATAAATTTCAACAAAAAAGAGCCAAACAAGTTATAGGGAAAGAGCGAGTAGAGTTACTCACATTTACGCATAGATTCTATCTTCATTACATGAATCCTATCCATCGATGGGTTGTACTTGCATTGTTCAAATTATCTGTGAAAGCAAATCTAAGAAAGAAGCCGAGGCTTTCTGATTTTTTACAGTTTCTTTCTCAGTTTATCCAGGCGTTTGCGGGATATTCTGTTACTCATGTTTCGAATGTTCCTCCGAAAATTGATATTTACTCAATGGGAACAAGAATTGGCCTCGCAAATTTTTTCTGGAAAAGGCGATGGCTGTTAATGTGTAAAATATTCCTTTTGGGAAAAGATCCAGATTATATCGATTCTATGAAGCGGTTAATTGTCTCAAATTATCGAGAAGGTCTGAATTTGCCTGAGCCAACTGCAAGCGCAGTAAGTCGGGATTCGGTTCGACAGGTTTCGCCCTTGAAGCAGGCGTAAGAATTTTATAAATATCGCGGTGTCTTGTATAGATACCGTTGATAATACCCATTGTAAGTTTCTTTTGAGCATGTGTTAGATAGATTGATTTAGTTCGGATATCTCTAAGCGTTCTCACTTCTGATAAAAAAATTCTTATCTTCCCTTGAGAAAACAATTCAAGTAATCTATCGATTGATGCGTGAATTATAATGAATTCCGCCGTTGGAATATTTGGATCAAAACTCTCTTCTTCTTGTGCCACAATAATCCGATAATACGAGACATAAAAAAACATTCAAGCCTTTCATTTTTTTCTTGCAAATTGCAGGTAATTCATCCCTTGTCACTCCCTAATCAAATACCTGCTCCGCTTATGCGAGGTAAAATGTTAGCAAATATAGATCAGAAAATCAACCAAGCTCAAGGAGATGCTAGTAAAGAACTAGTTGTCACCTCTATCGAGAAGTCCTCTTTGCCGGTCAAAATTGGATCTAAACCTTTCTATGTTCGAGAAAGTGATACAGGTAGAAAGTTTTATTGGAACGGCCTCAAGTTTGTCGACCTAACAAATGATCCTGGTATTCGTGCATGTAATACGTTGCGAGTCGCGGCTAATGTCGCTGATGCGGAAACCGTTGTAATTGGTGCAAGAACATATGAATTTGATCGTGCTGCTGACGGAGTTGTGTCTGGGAACATAGCTGTAAAAGGTCATGCGGATGATACACCTGGGAATGCAATTGCTTCACTTGTTGATGCTATTAATTCAGATCAAATTTCTGAAGTTACGGCCATTAAAATTTCTGCCAATGAAATGTTTGTATACCACAAAGTACCTGGTAACAAGACTACTCCCACTACAGAAACTCTCTTGGGAGTAAATAACGGATGGGCCGCTGCAACATTACTCAATGGACGTGAGCCAGGAAGTCAGGCATATTCAGTGATCCGGCGCGTTCCTACTGCGGTTGAAGTCGCTTTAGGTGTAATGCATTTCTATTTCGATTTCCCTCCTACATTGGCCGACATTCGAGTCGTTGTAACAGCGACTCCAGGTGTTCCTTTAGCCTGGGACGGTGCAGTAACAATTACTGGGAATAGACTCACGATTGACAACTCTGGCTCAGTCGATTGGTCAACTACGAACACAATCGTTCTTACTGTGGCAAAATAACGTGAGAAAATTTCTAGCAGCGCAGGATATTGCAAGAGCTCCGTATGCAAATCATTTTACGAAGCTCCACGATGCCAATGTTGTAAATTTGAATGATCAGCAAAAAATCTATGTAATCACTGAAGTGCGCTCTGGTGGTGCTTGGACCTGTGAATATACCAATTCATCTGCTGATGGTGAGGTCTATACCCGAAATGGTAGTGGGATCCAAACGTTTTTTCCGAAAGCATTCGTAGGTGAGAATTTGAAATTCACGGGAGTTACGGAAGTATCTGGATTTTTTATTCCTGCAGGTAAAGTATTTTAAATGGCTGCAATCCAAATTAAATCACAAGTCGCATTGGTAGAGGATTCGGGTGTACAAGTAGTATTGCCAGAAATGATAACTCAAAACGAATTCACCAAAGGTGCGCTTAGTGAGGCTATCATTATAGAAAATTCAGTTTCCGATACCATGGTTACTCCAATTGCAGTCTCGCTCGAATCTTATCCAAATACTACATGCATTGTATTGAAAGCAGAGTATGCCGAAAATGACTTCCCAAACGGAATCAAGGCAGGTGATAGAGCAAAATTCCAATTCAGATTCGATTCTGGGAATTGGTTTGAAGCCTATTCAGTGATTCTCGAAGGATACAAACCAAATTCTCCAGAGATACAAATTCGAGCACAAGGTACTGGAAAAATTCTAGTAAAGAGGACTGTCAGTGCAACAGAATAAACCGTATTGTTTTTTAAAATCTGCAACCGTTGAACAAGCCGAAATTGAAGGTAAGTTCATAAACATGCTTCTTAAAGTATCGACAGAGAAGCGTGACAAAGAAGGTGATATGTTTCTGAAAGGAGCATGGACCCACAAAGAGGATGTTGAATACTTCCAAAAGAAAGGTGTGATCGATTGGAATCACTTATCTCAAACATCTAAATTCGCAAAGTCAAATAATCCCAAAGAAAAAGCTGATAATGAATTGGTTAGCGCAGAAGCAATCCTTGGTGTTCCAAGTGGGCGAGGCCTGTTTCTTGGTGATGATGGATTATATTGCGAAGCTCGAATTAATGCAGAAAATAAATACATCAAACCATTTGTTCCTTTACTCAAAGCTGGATTTTCTGGATTGGAAGTTTCTGCAGCTGGTGGAGCATACCGTCCAAGTCCAGAAACAATTTCCAAATATGGAGAAAAGACTTGGGATCGTGCAAGGCTAACTCATATAGCCATTTGCCCTCCAGGTGAGGCAATCAATGATGAAACCCAAGCATTACTCTTAAAGTCTCATCTCGCATCTGAACTCGGATGGAAGGAAGAAGATGAGCCAGTACCAACCAAGTTTAATATTGATCCAGTCGGTTCAGTGTTAGAATTCATTTCTTCTTCTCCTGATTACAATCAGTGGGTTGCAAACAGACTAGTTGGTGCAATCGATTCTGGTCTTCTCCCAAAAGATTACCAAGCGATTTTTGAATTTGTTAAAAATCATGGTCTATCGGTAGAGAAGGCAAAACAATACGCAATTAAACTACTACAGGCTATGGAGGTCTGAAATGAATAAGGATTGGCAGAAACAGTTTATGGGACTTGTCTCCTCGTTTACCAAATCCAGTACAGGAGCAGAGGATACACCGCCACCTCCTAGTGCTGACGATGGTGGAACAGGAGCTGGTGAAGGTATCTCTGATGAATTTTTAGATAAATTGAAGTCAGCGATTGAATCAGGTGAGGTTGCAGTCGAAGAATCGGCTATCAAGGCTTACTGTAAAACGAATGGAATTTCCGAAGAAGACAGCGCGGAAATTTGGGGAATTATCTCTGAAGGGTTGAGTGATGAAGGTGGTGAAGAACCAGCACCTGGCTCAGATCCAGAAAGTGATATCCAGAAAGGTGGGAACAAGGCGATGGACCCAGACTTTGTGGCTTTTGCAAAATCAACAGCAATGGCTGTTAAAAGCGCAGAAACGCATGAAATGGCGATCGCTTCCTTAATTGAAGAGAATGCTGTATTCGCAAAAGAAAACCAAGAAATCAAAAAGGAAATCGCATTCTTAAAATCAGAACTCGGGAAAGTATTAAAACAACCGGTAGATTCAAAGAAACCGGTTCTTGATACTTCCGGGATCCCTGCACAATATGGAAGAGCTGAAATTATCCAGCTTATTTCCAAAGGTGTCCAGGATAAAAAATTAGCTCTCGGTGACTTGCAGACGTTCAAATCGTCCGGACGTCAAACTGAGGCTGTTGTGGAATTTTTAAAAAGTTCATCCAAAGGGGGAAACTAATGAAACTCAACTTAAAATTCACTTTGATTGGTGTTGTTTCAACAATTCTCTTCTGCATTGGCCTCCTCCATCTTGGAGGCACTGAGACTGTTATGCTCGGGTTATTAACCCCGTCATTCGGTTCGCTAGAAGAAATCAGAAACTTCATGAAGTCATTTAACGCAAATAGCGACGGTATTACCGACGTTACTGCTCTCACAAATGGTGCTGCAACTACTATGCACAATTTGGACGAAGAGATGGTTCTCTTAGCACAGGATTCAGACGAATATAACTTCTTGAATACTATGTTCTATCGAGATACCAAATCGACTCTAAACGTGTTTGGTCAAATTCTCGATTGGGGTGGCAATGGCGATTTCTCATTCGTAGGTGAAGTCGACGACGCAGAATTCAAAGATGTTTCCATCAAGAGAATCTCAAAAACGGTTTCTTTCCTCGCGGAAGGATATGCAGTATCTAAGGTTTTGGACATCCAAGACACAGGTTCTTATGATCCAGAAGCGATCCAAGTTCAAGGTGCGATTAACCGAATTATGCAAACTCTTGCTTATGGTGCATGGTATGCTGAGAAGGCTATCAATCCACTTGAATTCGATGGTTTTGTAACTGAACTTAAGAATGCTGGCCAAGTTTATGATGCTCGCGGTGGTTTTCCGGAAATTAAAATCATTAAAGAATTGGCTGTGAATATCAGAACAAACTTCGGTATGGTAAACGAATTTTGGCTCCATGATGGCGTTAAAAACGTATTGGATACATACTACACTGAATCCAAAGAATTTTTTACCCAACCGAATAACGGATCTATGGCAGACATTGGATACAATATCCCAGGTTTAGTTGGTGCTCCACTTAAAGATAAGAGGCTGGAATTTAAAACTGATCTTTGGATGAACCGTCATCTAGTTGAATTGCCAACTTATAGAGATGCCAATGGTAACAAAGTATCTGGGAAAACAAATTCTCTAGCTCCTGATGCACCGAGCATTGCGTTAGCAGTATCCGGTGGCCCAGTTTTAGGTTCTGAGTGGCTTCCTAAAGATACCAAAAATTCTTCTGGTGTTGATGCTGGTGTAAGTTATCGAGTGGTTGCTTGTAACAAATCTGGACGTTCTGCTCCAAGTGCGATTGTAACTTCTGGTGTAATGAGCGCGGGTAAATCAATCACAGTAACAATTACACCTGCGGGAAGTGGGTATGCGGCTACTTATTTCCAAATTTTCCGTGAGACATCACCTGGTTCTGGAGACTTCCGATTGACCGAAAGAATCGTGAAATCTGCAAACCCTACCACCGTGTATGTTGATCTCAATGCTTGGCGTCCAGGTTGCACAGAAGGTGTTGTGGGTGATTTCAATTCAAGATCTGCTCTCGACCAGAAGCGAACCTACCAAATGTTGCGTATGTTGCCTTTGTTACAAACCAAGTTCTCACCGAACGCAGTTTATCAAAGAAAACTAGCGGGTATGGTTGAATGGTATGGTGGTCTTGCGGTTTTACAACCAAAGAGATTCTATTTAATTAAGAACTTACCTACTACACTCGTATAGGTTTGAAATTATAAGGCAGGACTAAACATCCTGTCTTTGCAATATAAAATGCTCACTGCAAATAGCCAAGGTAATACAGACATAGGAAATTTGACTGGGGGAGCAGCGCTTCAGAAAGATCCTTTTTCCAAATCTATCCGAGGCAAAAACTTCAAAGAATATATAAAATCTCTCAAAGGAAAATTTTTCCAAAAATCTCGTCTTAAAATTTCAAAAGAAGATTATAATTCCAATCCTACTCATTCTCAAAAACAAGCAGGGAACTATAAAAAAGCTCACGTCAAAGTTCAAGGATTCGATATTTCCATCGAAAATCCCGAGGGAACGTATAGATGTGGAAAAGATTCCAATGGCAAAGAATGGAAAAATAAAATGGTTCACCATTATGGCTATTTCAAAAGGACTCTTGGAAAAGACGGTGATCATATCGATTGCTTTATTGGTCCAAATATAAAATCGGAACTAGTTTTCATAATCAATCAAATCAAGCCTTCATCCGGAATTTTCGATGAGCATAAAGTCATGCTTGGATTCGATTCTTTCGAAGAAGCAAAAGAAGGATATTTAGCAAACTATTCTCCTGGTTGGAAAGGATTAGGCGATATCAAGTCCATGACTGTGGATCAATTTAGAACATGGTTAGAGAAAGCAGATACCACCAAGAAAGCAAAAGCAGTGATTATTAAATCCTCATTAAAAAACTTCTTCGTAAAAAGTAATAAAGCCCAAGTAGGTGAAACTCGTACTTGGGCCGATGGGAAGCAGCATCGTAAAACCGACAATGGATGGGTAGAAGTATCCGGTAACAAGCAGACCAGTAATCCTTCTCAAGACTCAAATGATAAACGAAAATCAAATGTAGATTCAAATTCTAGTCAAAATAAAACTTACGAACAGAAAGCTGTTGAGGCACTTGAAAGATGGAAGGAGTTTGAGCAACTTGCTAAAGAGAGAAACAAACAGAGAATTTCTAAAATGAAGCCAGAGAAGAGAAACGAGGCATTTGATATTAAAAATGCCGAACCAGGTGATATCGTTAGGATTGAGAGACCAATAGATGGGCGCGTAAATCGAGGCCACCTAGCGAAAGTTTTGGATAAGATTGATGGTCATCTAAAAGTTATGCTTCCTTCAGGAAGTATTTTTCTGTTTTTGGCCGCAGATCTAGCTTTTGCAAAATCAAGTAAAAAGCATTTCATTGATAAATTGTTCCCCTTCATTAAAGGAAAACTCGCTCAGGTTGGGGAAATTAGAACATGGTCTGATGGGAATAAATATCGGAAAGAATCAAATGGATGGCGAATGATTGGTGAGAGCGAGAACAAGGCTGCACATCAAACAACTTCAAAAAAAGCAGGTATGTCCAAAGAAGAACATTCGCAAGCTACTGAAAAAGCCATGCAAAATGGGATTAAAATTCCTGTAAAAGTTTTACGAGAATACCCCGCCCTTCTTGAAAAATATCCAAAATATAAGGAAAGAGTGAGTGCTATTGATTCTCTTTCTAAAGGGATGAAGAAAGGAGAGAAAATTGGTAATCAGTTGGAGAAGACCGCAAATACATTAAAACAAGGGAAAATTCCCGATGCAATCAAATCCATCGATTTAATCAAAACCAATCAGAATAGTTCAGAAAAAACCGGTGAAGCCAAAATCCAAGCTTCTGAAAAATTGAATAACCTAATGTCATCCAAAGGTCAACTTAAAGGGACAGTTAAAAAAATAAAATCGGAAGCCAAACTTAAACTCACTTCGAAAGAACAGAAAAGAGTGGATGACTTAGAGAACAAAAATCTTGCAACAGAAGCGATTATGGTTTATGCAAACAAACTAAAAAACAAAAAGTATTTGTTTGCACTAAAGGAAAACAGGAAAAAACATCTTAAACTCGGCCATCTTAGTAGCGAACTCAAGAAAGAAAGAGATGATATTTACCATGAAGTAATGCGAGAGTTCAAATCCGATTCGGAACGACTTGGGAAAATCAATAAACCCGAAACCTTAACAGATGCACAAATTTTTGAAAATGTAAGGGATGCTTCCCTTCTCGATTCTAAGAAGCTACAGAAAAACGTTTCTCTAATTGATGTTCAAATAGCGATGGCAGAGAAGCATGGAAACGCCAATGCACTTCGAAAATTAGAAGTCAAGGGCACGATTTACCGAGTCGCTCAACTCTTACAAAGTGATAAATCTATGACTAAGGATGACATTGCTTCTCTTGTAAGGCATGGCGCGGAATTACCTGGCCAATGACCATAGCGAACTTTTTCCGCTATGGTCTCTCCTGAAAAGAATTGACTTTCATTGGGATCCATTCCTTTGTCCTTCCCCATGAATCAAAATCTTGCAATCATATTAAATTTCCTTAAAGCGAGCAAAGGCTCACAGGGAACGAATGTAAAATACTACAAGCGAGAACCAAGAGCGAAAGGTGGTTATCGTTATTGGTACACAAAAGAAGCGTATGATCGAGATCACAAAAAACAAGAACCGAAAAAGGAAGGCCAGAAAGAGCCTTCTATTTGGAGCAAGGTTGCAAGTTTTTTCGGAGTCAAGCCGACGGAAATCAATGCAAAGATTGAATCGGAATACAAAGAGAACTTGGATGCAATAACTAAGGAAGTTGGACCCGTCTCAAAACAGGATTTCTCCTCTCACCTAGCAGAATATTTAGCAAACAAAACCAAATGGGATACAAAATTTAAGGCAAAAAAAAACGAGACTACAAAAGAAACTGCTGAACCAAAAGAAGAGATTGGTGACGACATCGATGTCGTCACCAAAGAGAAACAGGAAAAAACTCCAAAGGAAAAGGTCAAAGAGCAGGCAGATAAATTTCAGGATGGGAAAAAATGGAATCTGAAGCTCATGCAATTCATTGCAAGTAAGTATACTGATTCAAAAGAGAAACATGGGGAAGGATCCTCTCAAGAAATTGTAAATAATTTGGAGAAACTTGGATTCACCAAAGAGCAAATTTCAGAAGTAGAAAACGCAACAAAATACAAATACCTTTCACAAAGTGGCAAGGAAGTGAGTTTTTATTATAAACCTACTGAAGATAAATGGATTTGGTCTCAAGGAACGGGAACTGAAAAATTTTATTCCGAAAAAGATCCAAAACAAGTTTTGTCACAGGCAAAGCTCTCTATTGAAAGTCTCGGAGAGCAAGGTATTTCCAATTGGAGCGAAATCCCAAAATCCAAAAAAGATGAATTGGGTAAATTGCTGGATAGTTTGAAAAAGAATTCCAGCTTACCTAAATCCCAAACTGATACTAAGGAACTATCCAAATTAGTCAACGAGCAGGACCCGATTGAAGCTAAAATTGCTCAATCCTGGAATAAAATTGATACCATTCGGAAGGATAAAAGCCTCAGTGAGGATGAGTTTAGGACGGAAATTGAAAAAGCCCGTTCTGAATTAAGATCTGCAATGAAAGAAAAACAGGTGCGTGATGGTTTCAAAACACTTAGCGATCTAGAGAAAGTCGCATTTGAAGCTTTATACAAGGTAGATGCACCTGACACATTTCCAGTTGATGCTAAAGGGAACGTAGACAAGAAAGCAATTTCGAATTACGTCAAAGAAAAACAAGCACTCGATCCTGATGCACGTTCCAAAGCAATGAAAGGGAATGATAATGCTAAGAAAGATGGTGCAATAAAAGCAATTTCTGAAATTAAAAAAAAAAGCCCTAAGCTAAGATCGCAAGCACTTCGCATTTCTGGAGACAAACATGTCTATCGACAATCTGTGTCCGGGAAGACTTCAAATAAATTACAAGAAGTTCCTGCTTCAGATATCTCTACAATTGAGCAATACACTGACGAAAAAAATTATAATCGAAAAGTTATTGAAGGAATCAAATCATCAATTCTTGCCAAAGGATTCGATCCTGGTTCTCCAATTAAAGTTGATAGAGATAAAAACGGTCAAATGACAGTCGTCGATGGGCATCATCGTTTCACAGCCGTAAAAGAACTTATTTCGGAAGCAAAACTTCCAAAAGATACCCCAATCTATGTAATTGAGGAAAAATACAATTCTGAATCTGATCGTTTACTCGCTCAGGTCTCAGCGAACAAAAACAAGCGTGAAGTGGAGCGGTTGGATGATGCAAAAGCCTACGCGAAACTTATAGAGCAAGGAAAGTCTGTACAAGAAATTTCAGAAAGAACAGGAGAGTCTACGGAATATGTCAAAGGAACCATTGCACTCAACAATTTAATTCCAGAACTTAAAGACCTTCTACGAACCGATGCAAAAAAGAACATCCGTACATCGGATAAAGCAAACGATGGATCCAAAGAGAAAAGGGAATCGATTCCTGAGTCATTGGCAATCGTTATCGCAAAAAACGGGATCGATGAAGGAGGAAAGCCCTCACCTACTATCCAAAGAAAGGCGTTCTCATGGTACAATCAAAACAAAGGCAAAGGAATTTCACCTAACCAAGTTAAGTCGTATATTGATAGTCTCAAAGCACAGAATTTTTCTTTCGGGAACGTGGACTCTGCCGGTAGATCTGACGTAGAACAGGAGGCTGTGAAATTTGCAGGTGGCGAGGACAATGCGAAGGCAAATTCGGCAGGCTTCGAAAACTTACTAACGGCAATTCAAAAACCTATTCAGAAATTCCTTGGTGATACAATTACGGATCTCAATGAAGGAAGAGCGAAAGAACTAGCTGCTTCAATAATTGCAACGAAAGGTGAGAGTGCACTGGAAACAGAACTTGCAAGGCTATCTGATGCACTCAATAATATTGCTGCTTTTAGAGATTCATTGAAAAAGAAATTCGGCGAAATAAAAGCAGATTCCCAAACCCCGGATATGTTCGCATTCAAAAGCTCGATTGGAACTTTCCTCAATGCTCTGAAAAATAAAAATCAGGTTTGTTAAAGTGAGTATTTCCAATGTGTTATCGCAGATCAAAAAGAGACCTGAAAATTTCCCTCGGTATTTTTCAGTTCTCCGAGAAGCTGCGGAAAAAATCCAGTCTCGATGGCTCTTCATGGCAGGCGAACGAGCGAAACTTGGAGTTAAAGCAGGAGGATTAGGTTGGTGGGGAGTTCAGTATCTTAGTAGAGGTCAGATACAAATCGAACAACAAGGTATTGGATATAAAATATTTTATTCAAAAGGAACTGGGAACTACGATGTTGAAAAAATTGCCGAGAACGGTAGAGGTGCTTTTGACATTGTTCAAAGCCTGTTGAATAATTCAAAGAAAGTCAGAATTTCTAAAGGTGGGAAAAAATATTTAATTGTTCCCATGGCATCTAACGAAAGCCAAGCGGACGTAGTCATGAAAATTATTGGGAGTCACAAGGAAGAGTCTCCAAATGGCGGATTTGTAACTCGGAATAGATATAGCTATACCAAGCTAACAGACAAAAAGAAAGGAACTAAAACATTCCAATTTTCTCAAACTCAAGAGAGAGGTGGAAGCAGTAGTTCAAATCATAATTTGATAATGGTGACTTCGGATTCACAATGGAAGCCGTATCCTGAAATCAAGGGACAGAAATTTTCTTCCAAAATGCAAAAGGTTGCAGATCAGATGCTTACGAGCGAACCCTTTCTCAAGGCACTTGCCGAGGCTATTATCATCGATCTTCAAGAGAATAGAATAAAGGCTCAAAAGGAAAAACGGAAATGATATTATCAATGTGGCAATTGGATCCTGAATTTCGAATTATTCAAGAATTGAAAGCACTATACTTAGAGACTGGTTTGGGAGATAGGGGCATTTCTTGTGATAAAATTGTTCACCCGGGTCATCCGCTGTATTCAATCGCTTCTGTCCCTTCCGGGGAAGGGGCCAAAGATTCTGATTCATTTTTCCCAAAAGTTGGAGTGGAATGGTCAGATGATGAACCTTCCGATGATTTAGGTGGGAATTACAGAATTTTCCCTTTTGATTCTCAGATAAAAAACAAAATTATCGCATATAAAAATAAAAAAGATTCTGAATACGAACATTTTGGATACAAACAATTTGATAAGATTCTAAAATCAACTAACTTTGGTATAGTGGAATCTTACACCTCACATATCGTTTCAAATGTAAACATATCTGGTTGGGGAGGAAGCGGCAATAATGGAAGGAAAACTGCCCAAGAATTATATAAGGCGACAATGTCTGTCCTTCCTTTTCTCAAACACAACATACAAAAGAAATTTAAGGCTTCAGTAAGTCTTGAAGGTAAACCTGCTCTTAACGTAGAAGCTCCTCAAATCGGAAGAGGCGCATGGGGTTTCGAAGTAATGTTATCAGTAAGGCAAATCAAAAGAGAGTTTAGGTTTACTGAAGGAACTCTCATTGAAAAAGCTGATGTTTACTTTGATGGAGTTGGCACTCTTCCTGGTAAAGAAAAGTTAGGAAAATCAAACGGAAACATGAATTTTCATCCTCTAAAATCAAAAATTTAGTTGATAATTTTGGAGTCTAGTTCCTTTGTCACTTCCCATGCAAGGGACTCAAGATTCTAACGTCGAAACAAAGCAAAAAGCTACAAAAGTCGTGGATTCTTCACCTAACAAAGAATTGGTAAAGGATCCAACTGCAAAATTCATTGAGTCCAAACCTGAACTTGCCCGTTATTCTATGGCGCAAGTATTCCGGGAGTTTTTGGTAAAGAACCATGGAAAGTTTAACGGTTTGAAGGCCAAAGATGATTACGAGAAAGCATTTCAGGAATTTTGGGGAGTGAAAAAGTAAATGGGCGTTTTAGGAAAAGCATTCGAGGGACGTTCTTACGTTCGACCAGGTTCGAGAGGAAAATTTCGTGCTAAGGATCAAATCCCTGGCGATTCTGTTGATCTATTCACTCAATTAATTATTGGGCAAGCCGACAATGGTGTAAATTGTAATGATACAAATTTACCAGATGACGAAAGATATTATATTTTTTACTCGTTCGATGAGGCGAAAAAAGTTCTAGGTGGTGGCGAACTTTTGGAAGCGATTATGCTTGCAGATACTCCATCTAGCGAAGATGATTTTGCGCCTGGACCACAACGATTCATAGCACTCAATACAAGAGCAAATGTGGCTGCAAGTGCATCCATTCCTTCATTAAAATCAGGGCAATCTCATACTCTTACCTTCCCTATCCCTGGACCGAAAGGGAAAAAAGTTCGATTCCGTAAAACGGTAGCGACGAAACAAATTGAGATTGGTGATAACGAAGGTATTCTCACCTCCCCTGCTCTTGAACAAAAAGTTTTAACCATATCTTATTCCGGAGATGCGACTTCTGCGATTCTTTCCGTTAATGGAACCGCTCTAATTGTAACCTTGGCAGGTCAAAATGATGGATCACTTTCACTTTCTGTTCCATTTGCTGACTATCCTACAGCTATTGAAGCTGTGGATTATATCAATTCTATCCCATTTTACACTGCGTCAATGATGTCCAATGCAACATTTTTGATGTCCAATTTGGATCATGTTGAAACAGAGGATGCAATTTCAGTAAAAAGTCCTGCTATTGCGACTGCCTATGCTGATTTGTTTGCTGAGAAGAATTGGATTGAGTCTACAGGATTTGCAGTATTTACAACGGCCGCGACCGTTAAAAAACCTTTTGCAAACAATACAATATTCACTTACCTAACCACTGGTGGTACAACAGGTACGGAAGGAGTTACTGCTGTTAAAGATGCGATTACATTTGCAAAGAAAATTCCTGCAATGTATCGTAATATTCTCGCATCCTCCTTATCTGACAAAGTGCATTTTAAAACCGCTTGCTACGATATGATTTCTCCGGATGGAGGGAAGGAAACGATTGGTGGTTGTGGTGGAGATTTGTCGTTATCTGTTGACGCAAGGCGTGAAGAAGCTCGCACTTTGGGCGTTTATTGGATGAACTACGGACTTGAGAAATTTGTGGCATTCGATCTTGCAGGAAATCAGAAAACTTATCCTGGTTATATGCTTTCTGTTTTAGATAATGCAATTTCCGCTGCAAACTCTCCTAGACATTCCCCAACCTGGAAAGCACTCAATATCCTAAAAAGTGCTGAAAACCTCATCGATTCTGTTCGTGATGCGTCAATTCGGGATGGAGCATTAGTACTAACTAAAAATCCTGAGAATGGTGCAATGATCATCGAACGCTCCGTTACAACGGAAAGAAAAGATAACCTGGTACTTAATGAGAAAAACAGTGTTGCGGTTGCCCTTACAATGGTACGTGAGCTAAGACAAGGATTCAATTCTCGATTTATCGGTCGTTCCACGGTAGATGAAAATGCCAAAGTCCAAGGTGTGACAGTTGCAGATGTCCAAGGCTATGTCGAACAAAGGCTTCAATCATTTGTCGAGAAAGGATACTTGGTCGGATCCTCAAAACTTGGTGTAGATGCTTTTCTTCGGGACTTCATTATTGAAGTTGATGGAGACACATGGTTTTTCCGAAAGTTAGATGGTATCGTTACTTCTCCCATAAATTTCATTTTCTACATTCTATCTCTTGATACTCTCAAAGGAAGTGCATAAGCCATGCCAGATATCTCAATTGGTGACATACCAGATACTTCGATCCTAGTTGGATCCAATGCTCAAGTCTACATAGATGGAAAACTTGCTGCTTATGTGGATGATATAGATGTCGATGAAAACTATAACCAAACTGACATTCGTGCAATTGGTGATTTTTTCCCGAAGGATACAAAAGCATTATTCTTTGATGGCTCATTTTCTGGAAAAATGTGGGTTATCACGGATGAAAAAGATCCTGGCTCTATTGTAAAGTCTCTCCCTGATTTAACTAATATCTTAACTAAAAAAGGGAATTTGTGGGAATTTAGGGAAAAAAGTACCGGGAAACGAATTATGCGTTGCGTAGCAAAACTCAATACTCGCAGAACAAATATTTCAACTACACAACCAAGTGTTAGAAATGTTTCCTTTAAGATAATTCGAATTCAACACATGGAAGGTGATAACTAGGTATGGGTCTATTTCCTGGGGTCGAAAGAGAATTCCAATTTGAAGTTGATGGTCATAAATTCGGAGGAAGATTCCCTCTTCCTTCAGATCGACGTAATATAGACATCCTCATTTCACGTAGATTAGGTGGTGTTTCACTCGATTCAATCCCAAACCAAACTTATACATCGGAATATGTTTTTGTGACTTTGAACTATACAATTTCTGATAGACCTTCAGAATTAGAAGGCTTAGATTTTGCGGATATTCCCGATGAAAATTTTACAGTTTCTGTTTGGAAAGAGTATTCGAAGCTAGAAAAGGCCTACCAAGCGGGTCTAAAAAAAAATAACCGAACCGTTGTATCTTCAAAGGCTTCTGGAAAACAACCTAGACAGTCTACTAAATCTGTATCTTCTAAAAGAGTTCCGGATATTGCCGAGAGGGTACCAGACTAGCGAGGATTTCCAAACAGAGGAAAAACTTGCAATATTCCTTGCGGAATCCGTTCGTCCCGACTTTGAACAAATTCAAAAGTATATGGGCACAAAAACAAAAATCGAAGAACTCGAGAAGCGGCCCTTATCTCATTGGATAGATAAGGGTATAAGCCAGCTTCCAAAAGCAGACCAAGAACGGATTGCTCGATCCAAACGGGCGAGCGAGATCGCAGAACTAAAACAACTGATAGGTGAATAAGCCATGGCTGAAGTACTCATTGATATAGACAGTATCGCATCGAAACTAGCGCAAAAATTAGGACCAGAAATAGTCTCTGAAATTTCCAAACGCCAAAAAGGTGCTGGTGGAGGTTCAGGAAGTGGAAATAGGAAGACAGGCGGAAGTTCTGGCGGAGGTGAGAAACCAAAGAAAAAGGAACTTACTGAAAACCAAAAACGAACCCAATCGCTTGGAGAGGGATATCAGGCCGGTGCAGACGCAAGTCCTCTTGACCAAGATTCTTCAGAATTGCGATCAGGTCGATTCTCAGGTATTATCAATCGGAAAATTCAATCAGCCAGAAAAATCAAAGACACAACTAAGAATGAATGGGATAAATATAAAATCAAAACAGGGAAATCCGATAAGGATGATGGAAACTCAGAAGATAATGGTCATGGGTTAGGAGTCGGAGCACCATCACCTAACGCCAAATCGAAATACAACATTCTTGAAGTTAAAGAAGCAAGGATTATGAATCTATACTTGAAAGGAGGCTTTGGTGGATCTGGTGCATTTGGTGGAGGTGTCGGAATACCTGGTCGAGGTGGTGGAACAGGGTCTTCTCCGAATGTACCTGAAGGTGAAAATACTCAAACTAAAACAATGGGTCGAGTTGCAGGGATTGTCGCACCAGCTTTAATGGGGGTTGGTGCGCTTGCCGGTTTCACGTTGAATACTATCTCAACTATGGCAGGTATGAACCAACAAGTCAAACAAGCACAAGAAGGAACAAATGCAGCATATGGGGGTATTGCTACTGGGGGTGGAGGTTTGATGCGGAACCCAGAAGTCGCACAAATGTCAATTGCAAGAGCAAGAGTTCTTGGAGGCGATGCCAGAGGACACAACTTAGAGAACTCTGGTAGTTTATTGGGAGCACAGTTTGGCGTAACTCAAGGGATCGGCGGAACTGCCGGAGCAGAGATGTTTGCGAAATTAAATAAATTCGGTGGATTTCAGGAGAATGAATCTGCACTTAAAAAAATTATGGCCGATGGAATCCGTTCTGGATTTGGAGGACTAAGACAAGCTGAGTTTCTACAACAGGTATCGGGAATTTCTGAAAATGCCTATAATTCAGGGATGGGAATTCAATCTGCGGAGCAGGTTGCCGGATCTCTTTCCAATTTAAAGGATGCAGGTGTAAGAGATAATCGAATAAGTTCTGTATATAATGCTATGAACGAAAACATGACGAAAGATGGAGGGCAAATGAATTCAATGTTAGTTGCTCACCATATGCAACAGAATGGCGGGGATTATTTAGCAGCAATGGCAGCAGCAGAGGAAGGTATGGGCTCCCGTGCAAATACTGCAGCTATTAATCAAATGACACAAGGAATGGATCCAAAAACAAAAGCTATTTGGCTAAAAAAGCAAGGGGTAATCACAGCTACCGAAGGACAGAATTCTGTTCAATTAGGAAAAGATATACTCGATGTCAGCCAGTCCACTTCTAATATTGCAAATGAGGGTGCAATAGCTGCAGATCGAGTTAGTGGGTATAATGGCCAAACTCATATTTCACACGCAAATAAACTTGATGAAATGGCCATCACAGATGTTTTCGATAAAGCAAACCAAATTCAAAATAAAATATTTGATGGTATGATGAAAATGGCTGATCATCTCGACGAGCAGTATAAAAGCATAAAAGCCAAGGCTGCAAAGATTGGAATAAATTTATAGGTCAAATTTCAATAATCAGTTTTCGTCAATTTTGAAAACAGATTCTAAATTATTAATTTTTGCAGTTACTCGTAATCCGTCAAAACTATCATAAAAATATAGATCATCGAATCTAGGTTTCGGAATTTGAAAAGTCCCATTAATAGAGAAATCTCCTTTCCCATGTGTTTCATCTTCAAGCTTTTCATATAATGCCAAATTAGTTAGCTGGTGTTTAGGGCATCTATTCTTATCGCCTTGGTAACATATAGAAAAAGATCCAGCATTCTTATAATATTTCTTTTCGCTGGCAAATTCATTTTTCATTTCATCTGTAAATTTAATATCCAAGCACTGAATCACATATTCAGGAAGTCTTCCCCTTCTCTTTATGACTCTCAAATTTTCGTCTGGTATGATTTGCGTTCCAATAGTAATAAAAGTTTTAAGTTTTGTTTCGACTTCACCTTGCAGTCGTTCCCCTTTCACAGTGAGCCCTTTTTGTTTCAGGTCAGCTGCTTCCTTCCCCTGCGCTATCACTTCGCAAAACGCTTTGTTATCCAGGGTTTTGGCGGAGAGGGAGAAAGTTAAAATTAAAGAAAGGAAAACTATTCTGATCATTGCCTAATCTAGACGTAGGCGGTAATGCTTGTCAAGGTTTTTGGGTCTGGGCAAATTCTATGAAAACTTTTTCGCAGTCATCGATTTTAGATTTCCATTGAGAGAGAAAACTTTTATGAATCTTTGTATTTGTATTTTCTCTTCTTGGAATTTTCAGTAATTCAATCAAGATACCATTTCTTTGTATCTGGAAAATCGTCCATTGTTCTTTATTTAATATGGTTACACCTTTGCTATTCGCATATTCAACTATTTCTTTTAGAGCGTCTTGAAATAACATTTTAGTTTACTGTCTGTAAACCTCGTTCCTCCAAGATTTCATACTCAAAATTCTTGTAAGTTTCCGGTTGAGAATGAATATCATGAGTTTTACCCGTAACCACTTTTCGGGTATCGAGGTAATTCGCTAATCCAGTTATGCTTTTAAAGAAAGTTGCATTCTTTATTTCATTGAATTTATCCCAAATAACTTGAGGGCATTTGTTTAATACAATTTGCTCCACTAGGTCTTTGTCTTTTCCTTGAACACTTAAATAATTTGTTAAATTGTCTATGAAGGTGTGAATCAATTCCGTTTTCAATACTCTATGGGTGCTATTCCCAAAAGTCGCCCTGTCCGAAAAAAGGAAATCTCCTGTATCCAGACATAAAAATCCAATATTTTCATTGTCATCATCAAACGAAATGAAATGTAAATGATAGTCTAAGCTTGGGTTTCTAGAAAATTGCGAATCATCTTTGTCCCTGTAAAAAGCCCATAAATGAGAAACCGCTATTGATTTCGCATTTTTTACGACTAAATCCGTAAACTCCTGATCCATTTTTTTATTGCCTTACTTGTAATTCGTTCTTCTAATTATGTCTAAGAGCCCAGAAAGTCGGCCCGAGTTGAAACATTTACCGATTTTTTATTTAACGACGGTAATCTTTAGACCACTTTTTAGATTATGTCTTTACTATCGTCAATTTTTTTAATTATTTAACTCCAAATTTGAAGCAATTTCCTCCTATTATCTAATTAGTGGCAATTTATTCGGTTTTTGCTCTCTGAGGCTCAGAACTGCAAACTCTCCTCGTTGATGTTGTATTTTAACGTAAGGGGAACGATTGCGCAGTATGAGCTTGGTTCAGTATTATTTTTTGTGAAAAGAAAGCGCACTTCCAGAAGCGCCATAGCAAATTGAAGTGGAATTCTCACATCGGACTACCCCTGCCATTGCCAGCATTCCGCCTTCACTATTGGGATTGGTCAACTCTGACAGCATTTTAACTATAGGTGAGTCATCACCTGCAATAATTCTAATTTGCTTGCAGACCAAATCATGCCCGGTGGCCCCATTCGGATTTTCGTCTTTACTGAAAATAGGAAATGTAATTGTCAAAAAGAAAAGTATGAATAGAAAATTTTTCATGAGCTAACTTAAGGTGAGGCGAAAAAATGAGTCAATTCTAATTGTAAATCAATACGAAATAAATTAAGTCAAAGCAAATCGAGAACAAACATACAACTACCGTATTAAAAACGAAAGCCTTACCATAAGTCCCAACGTGCGCTAGGGTTTGAAAAATGCACAAGGAATAGCAGAAGACTATTTGTCGCAGACCGATAGAGGCTGACAATAAAATCCAAACCAGGCGTTTATTCTATATTATGTGCTTTTTAAATTAAAATTAATACATATTGCTTATTTATTTGATTCAATCAAGAATTGCTTTACCTTAGGCATTCTAAGTTCATATTTTGCTTTTTTATAAAGATCTCCTTTGATTGATACCTTTTTTAAATCCTTGTGTGCCCCAAGTGCAGAGTTATAATCGATTTCGTTCAATTCAATTATTATTTCTGTTTTTCTATTTTTGCTCGGAGAGATTTCATTTGACTCTGAAGTTTTTATTGTTCCGGAAATTGTAACTGTTCTTTTCTGGTCTTTGGAAGACCTAAATAATAAATCTTTATTTTTATCTTGAGTGGCAATTACATATCCTTCGATTGTCACATCTAATATTGGGTTTTGTTCTTTTAAGGTTATAGATGCTTGCTCTAATATTTCATAATTTTCTGATTTTAAAATATAAGGTTTAATGATATTTAGATTTCGTTTTTTATATAAAAATGATGCATCAAATGTAATTGTATTTGAATCTAATTTTCTCGCGATATTTGCAAGAGCGTCGCACATGTTTGCGTTAAAACCACTTTGATAATTGTTTACAATAATACTTTCATTATTTTCTTTAATTGCATGTGTTAGATTTTGAAATCCTGTGAATATACGATCGATGACTTTTTCTTCAATAGTAATTTCATCATTTTCAAAAAGATAACTTTCTTCTTTGCCTAGTTCAACCGAAAAGCCAAAACTTCCTTTAAATGTATGCGGGAACGAGAGTTTCGATACAGTATCTTTTGCTTTTTTAGGTGCCTCCAAAAAATAAGCAACTGGATTAAATTCAAAAGAATACCCATATAGAAGAAGAAAATATAGGTTGTTGATTGTTATTCTTGTAAAATTCAGTGGAATTTTATTAGTGTTTTGGCCTTTATTTATTAAGGCTTTAAAAACTGCAAAGTAAACATCAATTATCTCCTTTGCAATCTCATCGATACTCTTTTTGTATATTATAGAGAGAGTTTTAAGTACAGAATTTATTCTATCATTATAATCATCATAAGAATTAGAACGAGGGAAGACTAAACTTATTGGTTTATTTAATTTCTCAGGTGCCTCAAAAAAGAAAATGCCAGGATTGGTGTGAGGAATTATTCTCCACCCTAACTTTTCAAGATACGTTTTGATTTTTTCCGCAGGTAAATTGTTAAAATTAAGCATAACTAAAATTCACCATGTTGAAGTTTTTCTACTAGATTCGAGAGTTCTTCTGCAGTGAGCAAGTTTTTACGAGGGATTTTGAGAGTTACCTTACTATCTGCTGGTTTCCTTTCTTTATCTGTTATATCATACCAGTAACACGCACGCTTAAGGATTAAGCAATCTTCGTTTACATTTAACCAACTATTTTCATCTACAGGTAAGCAAAATGCGATTAAAATTTGTCTGAGACTCCTTCTGTTATTATTTGCAACAAATTTGTTAAAAGCGTTACTAGCAATAGTAAACGTTACAAAGTCATCTTTAAAATCATAATTTGAGGATGATTTTAGTTGAAAGCAAAGGGGGTATCCAATTTCAGTCATTTCATTCTTTTGATTTTCATTCACTTCAACAAAAACTTTGGAAAATCTACCATCAATTCCATAGTCAAAATTTGCATCATTGATGCGAATTAATAACCCAGCTTTCCCGGCAATGGCCTGAACATAAGATATACTTAGGCTTTCTTTTCTATGGTTTTCAGTAATCATTTTTTGAAAGACCTACAAATACATTTACAATATAAGACTTGAATGAGCATTAATATTTTTCAAATAGACTTATTAGTGTTATCATAAAGTTTCCGCTTATATTTAGTTTTTAATTAGATTTATTAAAAAATCGCACTTAACTCATATTATCAATATATAACACCTTTTTAGGGAGAAATCAGAAAATTTATCACTTTTCCAATCTATTTCGGAATTAATTATTTATTTTGCGTTTTTTCTTCCTTTTTTAGCTGGGATTTTAATCTGCGAAGTCAATGTATTTGTGTATTTTTCGTAGAGCTCAAAAAGGAACTCTACTCTCTCAGATTCAGACTGAAATGGCTTCGACCGATAAGCCTTGTCCACGGCTTTATCCAGCTTGTTGTGGGCATCTCTAAGAACTTTTGGCATAGTTAGTGGGTCGTAGAGATCAGCAAGCGATGACTCAGGGAATTGCGCTCTTGCATCCAAAACAGATTTGGCAAATGATTCTATTTCTACCTTTTGTTTCTCAGTCGGATCTTCTGGCCATGGGAAGTTGTTGTAGACAATATCTTTTGAATATCGATAATCTCCCTTAATTCTACCACATACAACTCGCATCCAAGCATTATGCATAAGTGAAGTTATTATCCCAAAATGATAACGGTTTGCATTTTGAATTGAAAAACAACTATCTGCAACTATGTCATTTTTTGAAAAAAAGCCAAACGGAACATACAATCGATTTTCGGAAGAATGTCTAGGAACTAAAATATAGTCAGACTTCGGCTGTGTAACTTGCCTAAAAAGATGATGATATTTATAAGATCTTGTAGATAGTGCTTTACTCTCCAATCGGAACTTCCGAACCTTTTCAATTCGCTTCATAATGAATGGAATATCTTTGTATTGAGATGGATCTACTTCATCCAACCAAATACAATATCTTTTTAACCCGTTTAGATATTCTTTCGCGCTTACAAAGGGGCGAACAAATTCTTTAATTCGATTATCATCTAGTATTGCAGCATTAAATTCTTCTTCTGTTAAAAGAAAATTTCCATCATCAGTTGGTTTTGAACCATAAAGCATTTTTGGAGTATGATCAAAAAGAGGATGACTTCTGTTATCAAGAAATATATTTTTCCCTTGGTTTAGATAAGGGTTTATATTAGATGCATTCTTCTCAACTGGTTCAGCATTAGCATTTTCATAAAAGAAGATTCTTTTATTTCTTTTTTCTATTTTTGAAAACCCAATTATTACGCAAAAGACTGCAGCTTTCCCTTTTGCCTCATTACTCCATTTAAAGGTTCTATGAGCGAAAAAAATTGAGACCCCATATTTTTCAATCATAGGCTTCCAAAAGATTCCTACTTGCTCGCCTTGAGTTATTGAATTTGTCGAAACAAATGCAACAAGTATGTTTGGATTTTTTTGAATGTATCTAGCAGCCAACATATACCACGCACAAACATAATCCATTACACCTGAAGCCTGAATTTCATTTAGTACTACATTGAGTTCTTCTTTCTGGGCTGTTGTTTGTAAATGATGACCAATAAATGGAGGATTCCCCAGAATGTATGAAATTTCATTCGGGCTGATTATTTCTTCCCATTTCAATTTTAGAGCATTCCCAAAGACAATCATTGGAGATTTCTTCAATGGGAGCCTAACGTAATACTCTCCAAATTCTTTACCTGTTTCGACATTCATCAAATGATCCATAATCCATATTGCCGTTTTTGCAATTTGAGCAGGAAATTCTTCGATTTCAATACCGTATAAACAATCAACATCGAGACTTTCAAGTGTTTGAATTGATAACTCAAGTCCAAGTCCTTTGAGTTTTCTGATTTCCTTTAATAAATTGATTTCAAGACGTCGAAGTTCGCGGTAGGATAAAATTAAAAAGTTACCGCAACCGCAGGCTGGATCTAGTATTTTAATTTTTCTAATCCGAGCCAATAGGTCATCGAGCCCTTTAATACTCTTCTTTGATTTTAAAGTTTCAAATTCTTCCAGCAGATCATCCAGAAAAAGTCCATGAATAGTCTTTAATATATTCTTTTCACTCGTGTAGTGTGCTCCAAGCTCTCTCCTTTCAGCGGTATTCATTACAGATTGGAATAAACTTCCGAAAATAGCAGGGCTAACAAGAGCCCAATTAAATTCGCAAGTTTGAATTAAAATATCGCGTAACACACTATCAAATTGTGCGAATGGAATTGATTCTTCAAATAATTGCCCATTGACATAAGGGAATTTTGCAAGGTCTTCATCTAGATTTGCGAGCCTTTGTTCCGTAGGGGTATTGAGTACTTGGAAAAATTGAGCAATCCAAAGCCCTAAGTCGCTACCATCCTGCTTGGTACGTTCTTTCAGGAAGAAAAGAAAATCGTCTTTATTGAATATTCCAGTATCATCGGCAAAGAAACAAAACATCAGACGAACAAGCATAAGTTTTAGAGGATGTTCCTGGAATCCATTCCTCTTTAGCTCATCATGCAATTTCTTCATGAGCTCTGCAGCTTTGATATTTACTGGATCTTCATCTTTGTATTCCCGCTGTTCATATCCGAGTAAAAAATTAAATCGTTGAAGGTGATCTAGAAGATCGGTGATTTTAAATTCTATTGATTTTTTATGGTCTGTAAAATTTACCAATCGAAGTCTTTCAAAATCGCATACACAAATATAACTTGGAAGTTCTTCATCAGGGATGCCTCCGGTTAAACAGTAGTCTAATGCTTGTTTATACGCTTTATCTAAATCTTCACCACGACTCTTCTGTTCTATCAGAATTGTTTTGGGCCAGAAATAGTCTATAAATCCCGTCGTTTGTTTTAAAGTTTTTGCTCTCTCTTCAAAGATCCCTACCTTTTTGGCGCTAATTCCCCATATATTAAAGAAATCTCTCCAGAATATTTGAGATTCCCCCTTTTCGTATTTGTCATCTTTATGGTCGTGAATAAATGAAATTGCTCTAGATTTGATTTCGTTAGGTGATAATGCCATCGGTATGCAAAATTGAAATACAAGGAACTAATGAGTCAACCAATTTGGATAATGTAGAGGCTCTCTTGTTTGATTCTTTTCCGTTGACAAATTACAAAATCCACGAATTTGTCCCTTCTCATGGCAGAATTCCCATCATTTGGAAGACAATTAAAGGTTGCTTTCGCTCCACCAGGACTTGCGCAGCCAGGGGTAATGAATGGATTGGAACTCGGTGAAATTGATTCTCTCAGTGGTGGGCTCATGAAATACCGAGCTGACATTCGTCTTTTCAATGGCCAGATTCTAAAGAAAGTACGCCTCCCAGGACCTTACATCGGTCTTTTGGGGTTTCTATCTGGATTCAAATTTGGATATAGAGAAGGACAAATGGTGCTTGTTGGATTTCTCCAAAATCGTAGGGACAATCCGATAGTCATCCAAGTGTATCCTTTCGCAGCAGAGACAAAAGGAAAAAGTTCACTTCTCAAACATTCTACACAATTCGATTCTGAAGAAACATCCGTCGGCCATGAATCTGGCCATCGAACAAAATGGGATAAAAATAAAGTTCTCTTTAAAGATAAATTAGATACTACCAGAGTCCAAATCGATCACACAATTCCACCAATCCTAAACTCTCTGGAAAAAGCTGCACAAGGAGAAACTTTGAAATCAATCCTGGAAGAAATCTGTGACGAAATCACTAAAATCACGGTTCAGTGTACAGCGCCTGGGACATCGAGCTTAACACCAGATAACTCGGCCAAGTTTCTTGTGATTAAGGGAAAATTGAACACAATCCTTTCCGAGGTTTTAAAACACTACTAATGAATTTTTGGGAGCACTTCGAGATAGACAAAGACCATTTACATGAAACCAGTTTTTCGTTTGTGAAAGCTAAAACTAAAACTAGGCATTCATGCGAATTTTGCTCAGATCATTGGGGAACAGTGGTGAGACTTTTCAAAAGTCAAAGTGATTTTGAGAATTCAAGTTTCTATGGTGGTGAAGATATTGTAAAAGGAGATCCAAAAGCAAAAATCGCTGTGTGGCCAGGAAAAAATAACGTAGGTAGAGATAAAAACTCATATTGGTTATGCGCTCCTGTTCATCCACTTTGCGGCTGTGAAATTGAAGTTGAAGATACTATTCATGAATCAAAAGAGGATTTAGAAGACTGGTATTCAACTTTAGAATGGGACTAGTCCATTTCCCAAGCCGCGTTTTCGATTCGTTTCCCCCATTTAACCATTGTTTCTTGAGTTGCCATTCCTGAACCAGGTCGCCAGGTTACTCGAACACCAGTCACATAAAAATTAGGATGATATTGTTTGATTTCTTTGTGGAGAGAATTGGAAAAGCCATCATCATCCGTAAGACGCATGATTTGTCCTTTACACAATCCACGAAAATAAAATCCAGAAAAAGAACCCGTGAATATCCTTTCGCCTGTTCCAAATGTTTCGTATAATTTCTCTTGAATCTTGAGGAGAGACGCAATATTTCCAGATTGTGAACCTGGCGCTTGTAGTTCCGGAGGCATCCCTACTCCATCCATTGTAATTTGCATCACTCTTTGTCCAAATTTAGCAAGTAAAGATGGATTATATGTAACTGGGTTTAAAGCGAGACCGGTGATGGTATCTTGGATCCCGAGATTCACATGAACACCAGAGAAAATATCCTCTTGGGATTCGGTGAGGTCAAAACTGTTGAATTGCGATTCAGGGACCTCTGAAGAGATCCCAAAATATGGAAGGAAGAAATCGTCTTCTAACTTATCAAATGGTGTTTTCCGAAAAACTAATTTAGCAAGCGGAAGATCTGGCGTATAGTCATCAGATCCGAATAAGCCAAAGCCATTTGATTTTTTCTCAATTGGTGGAGTTGTTTCGCCAGCATAAAGAGCGCAATCTTGATCGTAATGAAAGAAAAGTTCATATAGCGGTGATTTGGCGATCGAAGCCATAAGCGACCAAATCGAAAGTGAATTCCCGAAACTCTGATTATTGATCCATTGAACTGTGTGAATGAATCCTATAGTGTAAGACAGTTTATCGAATTTGTAGCTTACGAGATCCCGAAATATTTCTCCTCCGTAATTCCCATTGGAAAGCAGTGTTTTTATCGCAGCATCCGAGAGTGATTCAATAATTCCACTAGGTGTTTTAGATTCAGAGATCACTTCGGAAATTATATTTAGCGCAGCTTGGATTTTAGGAATTGGCAAATTGGATACACTTTCAGCAGTTTGTCCCGCGATATTGGGGCCAGAGTTGTCGAAATCTATAAATAAGGTTTGAGACTGGATACAGTCTTCCATGCCTCCCCCGGAAATCACATAACTTTGCTCTCCAGATACATTACTTACGTGATTGGCTGTTTTAATTCTTCCAACAAACTTAGTTTTTTGTGATTCAGTAATTACAATGAGCTCACCGGTTCGCAAAACTTCACGAATGCGAACTTTCCCAGCATAGGTAGTAATAATATTACCAGTTGCACCCTTTGCGAGAGTTAGAGTAAAGTTACCATTATCAACGGAATCTACATAAGTAAGAGAATCAATGTATTCTCCAGGAATTTCGATCGGAGAACGCATAGCAGCGATTTCCCCTGGAGAGAGCCTTCTTGATAACCTACTTACGATATTCGGCACAAACCCAAATAGAAAAACTTGAAAATCTGGTTTGATGGCATTAACTTTCACTCAATTAAGCCTCTAACTCTTCTTAACTTAAAGGATTTGAAATCACCAATTGGATTAACCTTTACAATGTAAGAGATTGCATCAGAATCAATTGAGAATTCTACAATATCTGCGGTTTGAACACCCAAGTCAGATTGGATATCATCAAGAATTTTTTTAGGAATTACTAAATTGAGAAAATCGTCTGGCACAGATCCAGGTTTGGGAAGAGCTCCGATATCTGGATGCATTGGGATTTGACCTGGAAGAATTCGCATTTTATCGAGGAGTCCATCAACTAAACAATCGATACCTTTCGTCGTGCTTATATCTCCACCTTTGGTTTCGATATCCCGGTCTGCTTTTAGGGCTATATCTTCACCAAACAAAAATTCTTCGAGCAATTCCTGAGTTTTTGAATTGGATAAATTATTCAAAAGATATCTTTCAAGATAAACCCCAGTATCCCTTTGATTATAAGTAACGCTCGTTGGAACTTTGATCGACATTTCAATGATTTCTTCATTTGATTTTCCAATAAGTCTCGGATCATTTTGAATGAGTAAATCAATTCTATCTGGAGAACCAAAGTATTTCCTAGCAAGAATTTCTAACGTTTCTCCAGGTTTTACTTTTATGTAAGAGGAATTTTGCGCCAAATTTTCATTATTTGCGAGCATCAAGACCGTTGAAATAGTTCCAAGTGCGATCTGAATGTTTAGAACCGATAAAACAGCGGGATCCACAGCTGCTTCGATTTCAAAATCACTAACTGCTCCAGATGTCAGAACATTGTCTAAAACTGAATTTGGGATTTCTTGAGCATCAATTTCAGCTTGGGAACTAGTTGTACTAACTGGAACGATAGGTATATCTAGAGCTCCGATGGAAGGAACTGTTTGATTTGGGAATAGAGATTGCATTAGTAATTCTTGAAACTGATTGGTCTTTTTCTTGAGTGGCCCACCTGCTTTGGAGATTGCACGAAGAGATTCTTTGTTTGTTGCTTCGAAAGATTTTAGAGCATCTTTCATTCCTTCCGCTAAATTGGCAATATCGGTATATAGTTCAGTAATCCCTTTCAGGTAACTAAGTGGCCCAGATAAATCAGAAAGAAATTCTTCAAAAGTAACCAATACACCTGAAACCATTTGTTTAAGATCTGGGAGTGGAGCACGCCGATTCTTCCCACGGGCAGACTCATCTTTGACTCCGATAAAATTTAAATTCCAATACCAAGTATGGGGATCTTCTTTTGATTGTGATATTTTGAATCCATTCTTATCGAATGCGACTTCCCAATGCGAATCACGATCGTAATCATGAAAAACCATCTGGATATCTTCAGAGTTAAAAGATTCCGTACCAAATGCAGATGCGACACTATATATATCAAAAGCATTTGGATAAAAGGAACTGAAAGTCGGAACTCGAGATTTGAATTTTTCTTTATCACGAGCTTCCTGCATAAGGTATACTAAATCAAAGAAGTCTAGATATCCTGCTTTCTTTATGGGATTTAAATCTTCCAATTCTCCAAGAAGTGCATTCCCTACGCCTGCCAAACCTGGCATCGGTTTCCTAACTGGTTTCCCCGTATAATGCGCGTATATTTCTCCAGACAAGCTTATTTGCGAAATTCCATTTCCATTATCAACGACCTGCGCACCATTGTAAGTTGGTGTCACAGAGACATTATAAGTGAACGTATGATCCATCCGGGATAGCCCAAGTAGAAAAAAATACTCTCCCAAAGAGATATTAGGTCCATATTTTACACGGGAGAGAAATTCTACTGAATATGCACCCGTTGCAGAATAGCCACCAGTGTTATTTGTTACGCTCGTCGCAAGAGATCCCATTGGGGAATGGACAAAGCATCTATTCCCTCAGAAAATCAACTCATTTACATCAAAAATGCTTGCAAAATGAGTCCATTAGTTCCCTTGTCACTTCCCATGTCTACGGCGTATGCACCTCGAACATTTTTAGCCTACTTTTCCAATATGATGGCTTATATTGTCGGTGCAGGAGTTCGTCTTACTAATTGGAAGCCAGGCTCGAGAATCCGAACATTAGTAGAAGCAATTGCATTACAATTATCGAGAGGTGATGCCGAATTTTTTGCCGGATACCAATATGCAAGAGACAACGCTTGTTATGACTCTTTCAATTTCGGATTGCTACCTGGTAACAAAGCAACTGGCTATATCAGGTATAATCATACAGGCCATACCTCAAATATAGATATCCCCATATTTGCGATTTCACTTTTTGGAATTACATATAAAACTATTCAGCCAACTACTCTTCTCGTTGGAGATACTTCAGTTGATATTGATATAATCGCAGATGAGTTAGGGACCAAAGGAAACTTGGTTCCGTTAGAAATAGACACGGATCAAGGGAAAGGTGAAATTTATAATCCTATTGATCCGAATGAGATCCTTACTTATGATAGGATCTTTAATCCTGTAAATATTACCGGTGGCACAGACCAAGAAACAGAAGAGTCAAGACAGGCAAGATGGCAAGAGTTCATCACAAATCTTGCTCGTTCAACTCTATCTGGTATTAGATCGGCTGTAAGGTCTGTCCCTGGTGTAGTCGATTCTTTCGTAACAGAAAATATCAATCCATATACAGGCGACCCTGAAACTGGATGGATCAATGTTTATATTTCCGATGGTACAGGTAGTGTAGATCCATTGATTGTTACTGCCGTTAGAAACAAGATCGATGGAATTGAAGGGACCGATGAACTTGGATACCGGGCAGGCGGGACAACACTCTATGTAGGTAATATCTTAACTCAAGCAATAAACGTAGACTATGAACTTGATGTACTACTCACAAGTTCAGTTTCTAATGCAACGTTTAAGTCACTTGTTGAGACATCAATCTCGAATGCCGTGAACCGACTTTCTAATGGATCGGATGTATTGCTCGATTTAATGAGAGCAGCTGCCTTAAATTCGCACCCTGATATTTTAAGGATCCGTTTCATTACTCCTTCGTCCGATGTGTCCGTACCTTCCGGAGCTCTCCCAAAAATCGGCGGAACTGGTGGTGGCACCATTACCAACTCAGCTATCAATAGGATCCCAAGGCCATGATTTTCGATTATTTATCGCTTTTTGGCCGATTTGGTAAAGTTTTCAAAGCAATTCTTTACGATTCAGATAAAACAGAAAAGCAAACTATCTCCAATATTAATGATATCAATAAAGGTGGAATTCATAATGCCATTGAATGGCATATGCGAGTCATTTATAGACTGTTAGATGAATTCCCATTAACTCGGGCGAAAGGTTTCTTGCTTAGAGATTGGGGTAGATTTCTTGGAATTGTAAATGATGAAGGTTTGGGAGACGACGATTACAGAGCAAAAATCATCGCTAGGCTATTATCAATCGTAGGTACTAAAAACATCATCAAAGGGCTAATTCCTGAAACCTCGGATGTTTACTTAAGAGAAGGAAACCAAATGGGTTGGTTTTTGGATGTCTGCTATTTGGATACGCCAGCATATCCAGACAAAATGGTGGGAGCTGTTTTTGCATTTCAACATAACGCCCTATATATATTATTTCGAACTTTATACGATATTAACCTTCCATTACTTCGATCGATTTACGAATTGAAATCGGCTGGAATTGGAGTCTTTGCTGGGACAATAGTTGAACTCCCAACATTGACACAAATGTATTTAGATTATGGATTTATAGATAGAGATTATTTTGGAGAATAAATATGCCAATAGTAACTGTTCCAGTCACGACAAGCACTAGAAAGAAAACAATTTATAATTCTAATCAAAGGGTTAATGCAAAAACAATTGGCAACATTCCAGGATTAGAGGATGATTTAGTGCTCTACCCAAAGTCTATTTCGATGATTATTCGTGAACTCTTTGATGTTTTGCCAACAGATAAACAATTTTTCAATGGGAACGTCGAAAGTTTTGATACAACAGAAATCGTAACGAAAGAAGGCGCATACCTAGTTGGAGATGACATCTATTACCTTGAAGCATTAACGCTCGTGCCAACAGCAGCAGGCTTTTGGGGATTTTTTGAAATTGAGCTTGAAGCCATTGATTCAGATCCTGCAAGTTTACAATTCTTTGATGTATCAACAAACACGGTAAGTCAGCAAGTTGTAAATACAAGGAAGTCTTACAATATTAAAGTCTACGAAAACTATAATACAACTGCCTCCTTCCCTACTCTCACTCCAGGTCGAATCAAATGGATTGAATTCAAGAAAGATGCTGCATTCGGAAATATAATCGAAGTCAAAAAGCTTCTCAATTCGGTAGTTTTGCCAAAAGATAAATCTGGCACATTAGCATTACTAGAAGACCAAACATTTATTGGACTAAATGATACTCCGTCATCATATAGTGGACAAAAAGGTCGAGTGCCGGTTGTAAACCAAGCAGAGAATGGAATTATTTTTCAACAGCAATTTGGATTATTAGATTCAAAGTGGAGTTCTAGAAAATTCAGTCCTTCACCATCGGAACCTTGGTTTCGAAAAGATTTAGATCAAACATTTAATATTTCTAACTGGCCTCTACTTGTTCCTGAATTAAGAAATACGAAGTGGGAAATTGGTTCTGTTTCTATTTTCAATGTTATTGGATTTACTACTGGTACTGTAACACGATTACAATTAGAGGATACTCTCACAGCTAGAAATTTAATCCGCGCACTCTTGGAAGATTACCATTTTTCCAAGTCGTATACTCCTTCTACGAATGCTGACGGTGCTGATAGTGACTCTGAATTTTCAGCTTGGTCATTTATTGTAAGAATTACTTCTGATATCGGAGCCGGAACCAACGCTCCTAAATTAGGTCAAGAGTTTAGAATTCGATACCTATCATCATTGGCAAATACCTTATCTGTTACTAATAGATATATCTGTATTGAAAAAGATACATCTTCATTGGCATCAACCGGAACTGGGACAATTGAGATATACCCATTCCGAATGGCTTCTGGAGGAACACCTAATACAACGCAAGCTAGGTGGAGAAAGACAGGGGAAGCTGGACTATTAACGCCAGGAGCAACCTTTTATTCTGGATCTGATTTAGTAGAAATTCCAGCAAATTCACGTGTCAGAGATAGAGGACAATTACACTATCATACTTTCCAATTATCCGCTGGTGCGACAGGCTTTTGGCTAGAAGGTGGTGGATCACTGGCAACTGGAGGTGGTGGTGCAGGGAATCCAAGTGGTAATATGTCAATATTAGGACCCATTGCAAGTCCTAATGATGGAACTCCAAGAACTGGTCCAGGAGCTAGAGGTAGGGAATCTGTAGAATACCTCTATGGTAATGGCGTAATTTATTTAGCTTAGAGGACAAAATGTATTATTTAATCAAAAACGACACACTAATTGATCAATCAGAGATTGAATCAGATTTACTCCTAATTTCAGAAAACGGGATGTTCATCACAGATTCTTGGCCTCCAATCGGCAAAAAATTTGAGAATGGTAATTGGAGAGAAAAAACCATACCTGAAAAGACTGAGGATGGTGAAATCTCACTTGAGAATCGAAGATTGATATTAAAAGCAGAAATCCTCAATTTCCTTTCTGTTAAACTCGAACAAGGAGTTCAATTTCAGAGTTTCAATTTTCAAGCGCGAGAAGAGGACTTAATTCGAATGTCTCTCGCAATAAAGAAAATAGAACTCGGAGGATCATGGTCAGGTTTTTGGAGAGATAGCATAAATCAATGGAGAGAACTAACATCAGAGCAATTGAATGAACTCGCTCTCACTGCTGGAAATTTTTGGGAAACCTGTTTTCGTAAATCACGTACTTTGATCGATGAATTACCTTCGAAAAATAAAACTCAATTGGCAAATTACAATATTCAGGCGGCTTGGGATGCAATCATTTAACAAGCCAATAAAGAATATCAAGTTCAATTCAAGTTCTCATAAGGAAGGAAACTAAAATGACCTTTTGGGATTTTGCTCACTTGCATTTCTTTGAATTATTTTTTCTGTTACTCTCTATAACTTTCATTTTTGCAATGATTTTCTGGTTTCTTGTATTTTTGATTAATAAGTATTCATTGAATCTCACATCAAAATGGTTAAACTTAAAATCAGAAAAGATTCCTCTTTCGGAATACGTATCTAGAGATACACTTGTATTTGGACAATTAAGCACACTCAGAGAATATTCGAATGCAGAAATAGCGGCAGTCTTTTCACTCCATAATGGTGGAAAATTCAATAACGGTATTTCCGTTCAAAAATGGTCATTAACACATGATTGCTGCGCAGATGGATCTTTCCCGTTTTACGATAAAAGCTTAAAGTATCGGGACCAATTAATCTCACAAACTGATTGGGTAGCGAATGCTATTATTGAAGATTTATATTTTTTAGATATTTCGACTATGCGAGAAACATCTGCCTGGCGCAGGGAATTTGTACGCAATTCAATTGTTTCATGTGTATTTAAACTCGTACAAACAAATGATGCACAGGAACTCATTGTTGGGTTATTCTTCAGGGATAACATAATTGATAAGTCCACTTTTGATTCAAAAAAGCTAATCGAATACTCTGACCGAATTTCATCAATACTCAAAACAGGAATGGATAACTTATGAACAAAATTCTAAATTTACTTCTACCAATTTTAAGATTAATTCTTAATCACGAAAAATTACAGAAGAAATCAAATAACTGGAACGACTCCCCTATCGCCTCAAAGAAAACTGAGACCTTACGATCTGAGATCCCAATTCCAGAAACCAGCGAGGAACCTAATTTTTTCCATCCAGTTCGGATTGTTTCTGAAAGAGTTACATCACCGTATGGATATCGAACTTTGAACATCGATGGAAAAGCAATCAGGCAGTTTCACATAGGAACTGATTTCGGAGGTTCTGGGCCGGTGTATGCTGTGGAAGATTCGATTGTTGTGAAGGCTTTGGCTGCCGACAAAAAGCATCCAGTTAGATTTGCAAAACGCGGGGGAACCTGGGTAGATCTTATCAAAGCAAAGGAAATCCCATCCGATCGCGCATGGACTCCATATGTGATTTTGAAAGGGATCCATACAGGGAATGAATACAAATACAAACACGTAGATCCATCGGTCGAAGTTGGCGCTGAGATCACAGGTGGTACTGAGGTAGGTAGAAGTGGGAATTTTGGATATTCAATGGGAGCTCATTTACACTTTGAAGTTTGGAAGAACTCAAAGACAGTTGATCCAGTGAATTTTTTAAAATCTTTGGAACTCGTAAAATGAATTCTGTCGAAGCAATTGCGGAAGGATATAGGATCTTGTGTTTGCACAAAAATCTTCCGCAGGAAGCGAAGGATCTCATGGAAACTTTGATTAGAACAAACTTCAAATTAGAGAAAGAAATTTTAGAACTCAAAAAAGGAAAAAACAATGGTTGAATTTTTATCTTCGGCAATCCCTCAAGCAGTCACATCGACAATCTACATCGGCGCAGTCATTATTGTATCTCAGGCTGTCTTTCGATTTATTCCGATCAAAGCAGTCCTCTTGCACAAAAAGCGAATGGTATTTATCATCGCAACTTTGATTGCGATTCCTCCAAATATTCTTTATTGGATTACAGCTCCAGAAAACTTCCAATACTGTGTTGAATTTTCATTCGTACAGGATCCTATCTGCACTGAACTACCAGGTTGGACTCTTTCTCTATATCAAAGTGCATTCTTATTTTTGAGTTATCTTCTTTCTCAATTTCTTTATGACAAACTCGCTAGAAAAATGTTTGAGAAAGTTGGTTTTGTCCCTAAACAAATCGATGAGGAAATCCAATGAAACTAATCGAACGATTGCGACTTGTGATTCAAGCACATGTGCCTGGCCTTATTTTCTGTGTGATCGGAATTTTAACTATTCTGTTTTTTAGGGAATCATTAAAAGACCTTTTCCATTCACAGCAGATACCTGTCGTAATTCAAAACTCAGGTAAAAAGGCTAACTATGGACCCGATATCACTTTTCTAGAGTGTCTAGGAATCCAACACTCTTGTATTTACGATAATATTCGATCCGGAACAGAAAAGTATATCATTGAAAATTGCGAAGACGAAAACTTTTGCACTTTAGAAAGATCGAACAATATAAATAGGAAACGAAAATGAAACCATTTCTAATCTTTTTATTCTTATTTTGTGCCTGCTCAACACAGCCTAAAAAAATAGAATACTCCCCTTCTTCTCAGGTTGGATGCATGAATATTAAAGAAGTAAAAGCAAGACTTGCCTGTATAGGCCGACTAGTTAAACAACTAGAAGGTATTCGCAATGCAGTGATCTCTGTAGAAGTAGAGAATTTGGAAAGGATAGATGCTGAGTATGTAAATACAAAGGAAACTTATTGTTTCACCTCCCAGGAGAGTGGAGAAAAATATTTATGCTTCGAAACACAAGTCGCAAAATATGATCCGACTACACTTGGGAAAATTTATTCATTTGGAATAAAACTTGGATTTGGATTCTTAGTTGGAATAGTTACAGGGATCGGAATATCAAATTAAACTTACCTAAGTCTCAAATGGGATTTAGCTCTTTCGGAGGATAGAATCCCTCTATCTCCGGAAGAGTTGCTGTAAAAAACCATGAAAAGATAATTACAGAATTGGTTTCCTTATCGACAGATATTTTTATCAATTCGCGCTCAATTCCATCATAAGTTCGGAATACCATACCTGCGACAGGGACTACTTTATTGAATTCACTTACTGTCATTTGGTAAATCCTGAAAACTTGCTTCTACTAAATATTGATAAACTAGACCGTTAGCGTTTGGATCTTTAAAGTAGAGCTGCATTTTGAGTCCAATAAGTGGCATACTCTGGTCAATGGACGAATGCAATTTACCATCTTCAAGGGTTAGTCTCATTCTTTCGAATACCTTTTCCAATTGTAAATACACCTCTCGAGAACCTTCTATCCCAAGTAACGCATCCATTTCTTTTTTATTTTGCCACGTATTGTCCATCGATTACCTTCTGCATTCTATCAGCTATTTCGTTAAAACCCTTTTTGATCCAATAACTCACTCTATCCTCTGCGCATAAGAGCTCATACTCGGAATGGCATTTCCAGCATTGGCAAACGATTAAGTTTTTATCACATGGGTTATTTTGATTATACAAAGCATATTTTTTGAATAAATGGCTCGGAGTTAAATACAATACGCTCTTGCATGTGATACAAAATTGCGCCTTTTCAGATTGCATGAATTCTCGCATCGCAGTTTTAATTTCTATCGTACGCCGGTGCATCAGTAGTTAAATCTTCCTTGCACGAAATTCAGCAGGTAATGGAGACAGTTCAATTATTTTAGGAAATTTGTCGAAATGAAACACCTTAACAATAAAATCGTGTTCTCCAGCGATCTGTTCAATTTCTTGATGAAATCCAACTCCGAATATTGTAGTACCACTTATACCCTGATTTGATTCTAGATTTGCTTTGGCTTCTTCCTCTGAAATATCCCAAGGTATTTCATGTTCGTAATCTCCGTAATAGAGCAAAGCAGGATATAGGTTCTCGCTTTTTTCATACTCTTGAACCAATGCTAAATAGTGGCCTGGGGAATAGCATCTTTCGGTAATTTTTTCAGCGGTTTTAATCAATCTTTGATTAGGTGTTAGTTCACTCATGCCTTCACCCATTTCAAATTGTAGTAAATCATATGCCGTTCAAAGTCATTATAGTCTTCAAATTTTATTGGACCATAGCCAATTCCTGGAGTTCCAAATCGACAGTAACCTTGAGAAGAAATTCCTAGTATTGCAACTCGTTCGTATTTTTTCTTTTCATCACCAAAAAATGGTTCTTCAGTTTCTAGCAGAACAATTGCAGTTTTACCTTCCTTTATAAAACCCCAAAGTTCATGATAGTTGGCTGATAAAACTTCTTTATAAATTTCATTTAGATTTGGACTATTCATCCTTCACACTCCCATTCTCAAATAAAGTCCAGTATATCAACTTCCCCTCAAACGGCTTGTTGAACCATCTCCAGAAATCTTCCAATGAATCAAAGCCATCATTCTTAGCAAATTCCAAGACACCTGCACCACGATAAACGGTTTCACCAAAACTAATGGATACTCTTTCTTTATTTGGATCGATTATCAAATGAGACGCTCTATTACATCTTCCAAGTGCAAACTGTTTGTAGTTTCGAGTTCGAACACCAATTGAAAACTGAATGATTCTTCCAGGCTTCCATCGATCGTGTTCATCAATGCGAGCAGTATGGATCTTTCTGCCATCGAGAATCTTTTGCGGGAAGTGAGTGAATTTAGGCTCCTTCCCTCCCCATGGAAAAACTGTTGAGAATCCAAGAATCATAATTTTGTGACCGAATTTTTTGAAGATTCAAGTATGGTTGGCTTTCCGACCCAAGCACCAATGACAAAAAAAACTAAAGCTGAAAGGCTCCCCACTAACAAATAATTTATAAGCAATTGACTCTTGTAGATTAAGATAACTTCTTTCATATTGCTAACTCGGCGTACAGATCGGGAAACGTTCGAAAATAGATGGAGTGTGGATTGAAACGAGTTCATTAAGTCTTTTAATTTCCAAATCTTTCTCCTGAAGTTTTCGTTCCAAAATTCTGTATTTTACTGAGTGAATGTATTCCACTCCTTCGATGATCACGACTTCTTGCATTTGGTTCTCCTATGATTCCCAATAAAGACGGGGATTAAATCCCCGATTTGAAATGTTGTTTATGCTACAGCTAATGAATCCTCTGCCTGGATCCTTTTAGTTCTCTTTTTAGCGGGTTTTACAGTCTGATCCGCTACTTCTTCTTGAGGGAATTGCTGGATTGCTTCCAGTCCTCTCGGTTTATCATTTCGAAGTTTATTGATTCTTGAACGCTTCTTTACTGCTGATTTCTTTTTAGCAGAAGCTTTCTTCCCCGATTTTTTCTTCTTTGTTTCAGAATCTAGAAAAATGGATCCCACTCTTCTAAATCTCCAAGATTCAAAGGGGAAAATATAACAATTCCCATTGTCGTGTTGAACAAGTAATTTGATATCAAGATGATGAATTGCATTTGTTCTTTCCAGATTTTCTGGAAATTTTGGCAAATCGAAGCCAACGACCACTGCAAATTCTTCAGTTAAAGGGACTTGGTGAGTTTTGCATTCCGGGATCCATTGAACAATATCACCTATTTTGAACTTTGTTTTTTTTGCTAAAAAAACTTTTGCCGCATCATAGATTACTGTATTGTCCTGTCTGACTTTTACAGTTTCCAACTTTTTAGGTTTCCCTTTTCCTAATTCAGTTATTGCATCCCATAAAGATACAAACCATAGAACCACTCGATTCCATTTTACTCTTAAATTACTCATTTTATTTTATTCTCCTTTTTTAAAAATAAAAACTATCCAATCAAAATCTGAGGTTGCTTTCCATCTAGGTAAGCTTGCTTAACTTTCGGGATTACTTCCTCTGCCACTGTACTTCCATTTGGCATTACAATGTATGGAAGAAACTCTTCATCAAATATCGCAATTCCACATTCCAGCATCTCAAGTTTGGCTTTTATGGCTAAGCTAAGTGCTCGCCATCTTTGTCTAATCCCTTGCTCGTAAGCTTCTTCAATCTGATTTGGCTTTCGCGCCCTTCCGGTTTCCGTTTTTGAGAAATCTGATTTTGGCGGGAGCGGTAAGAGAAACTTAACCTTTCTGCCTTCCATACTAAAAAGAATCATTGCTTGGTTATCATTCCAACCTGAGACGAACTCTTTAGCTCCGTATTTTCGAAGAGTTTTCTCAATCTCGGATTTGGATCTGTCCGAAGAAACTTCTGTGTTCTCCGCATATTTTCCTTTCATACTGCTATCTCCTGAAATAAACTTGGATGAAGATTTTGTGACACCAAGGGACTTAAATAAAGTGCCTCTACCCTTTCATTTGAATTTCTCGTTTTTCTCTTTTGCATAGAGTTTGCTAAGGTACTTTTCGTAACTACTTCCCATCCGGAAAAGATTTCGTCGTAAACGGGATGAGGATAATGGCTAACAACAGCCATACCTTTGATTTTTGTTAAAGTCTCAAGTACACTTACATGTTGTTCAACTTGCGAAAATTCTTTGGTGTATAAGCTCTTTGTATTTCTGGATTCTGCCAAATAAGGTAAATCAAGGTAAAACAAAGTGCCTTCTGAATCATAAATCTTGGTCAACTCAATAGCATTTTTTTCTAATATGAAAACTCCTCTCAATCTTTCTGAAATTTTATAGAGGTGTTTGATTTTAGAAAACAAACGTGCCGGATTGTGGCCACCTTCCTCTGCAAGATTACCTTTTGCACGAAAATCAATGTTGGATTTTCGAACATCATTTGCTCGCATCGACATCCAACAGATTGTATAGAATTTCCAAGCACGATCTATAGGATCTTCAGTAGAATCAATCGTTTCCAAAGCATACTTCAGGGATTTTTCCGAATAAGGAGTGAGACTTATTTTTCTGATAAGCTTTTTGGGTTCATCTCTTAAAACGGAAAAGAATGTTGTGATATTCCCATCTAAATCATTGGCCACTTCTACTTTTGAACGATCTTTCGAAAGAAGAACGCTACTCGCTCCACAAGACATTTCGACATAGACTTGATGTTTTGGAAAATGTGAAAGTATCCATTCTCGAAGTCTAAATTTCCCACCATTATACTTTAATGCCGGACGATTCATGCTGCATCCTTCTGAAGAAAACCACACATGGTTTTAATTTTTTCAGTGTGAAGTTCTTTTGGGAATTTGTTCAAATCCAAAGGGGGAACGTAGGCTTTTAGTTTTTTCAACCTCCGAACGAAAAATAAAATTCGTTCTTCGAGACTACCACCACCAACTGCAACTAGATTCCCGCAATGTTCCAAAAGAAATGCCTCCGGGTTTTCGCTGAAATTATTCTTAGGATTTAGTGAATTTGTGGCCAATTGCTGCATCGAATTCCTCCAATATTCTGATAGATTCGGGATCCCGATCTAAATCATATTCTGTGCGTTTAACATAAACAGAGGCCGAGACATTTTGTATTCGAACTTCTGTTTTCGTTTCTTCCATTGGTAGCACATCCGTAGGTTTTGACGCACTGTAAA